GGCGGGCGGGATGCGGTCACCCGATCCATCTTGCCTGCTGCCGGTGCGTGCGCCGATTCGTGGAACGTCGATCCCGCGGCATTCGATTCGTGGAGCCGACTACGGGACTTGAACCCGTAACCCCCGTTTTCCGTATGACGAATCAGGGAGCTTCACGATATCTCACCCGATCAGGGCATTCGTCTGGTGCGCGGCCGCTCCGGGATCATCCGAAATCACGGTACTTCAGGATGAAAACAGCGAGTAAGTAGCGAGCTGGCGTCAACTTGCTGCGCGTCGAGCAGCCACGGCGTCGGCCACGACGACATCGACGTTGAGGCTGAGCGCGGTGCAGAGCGCGTCGAGCGAGTCGACGTCGGGCACGCGGACGCCCCGGAGGTACTTCGACACCTGGGACTGCGAGATCCCGGACGCCTGACCTACCTGGCCCTGGGTCATGCCGGACTCGAGATAGGCGCGGTCGAGAGCGTCGGCGATCAGACGCGACAGCGCTTTGACGTTCCCCCGGGGCACCCGCTGAAAGTATCGGTGCCGCAACGTTGACGACTTGCGGACGCTCGGCCTAGTTCAGATGAACTAATCTCCTCGTGGGAGTGGCCTTTCCTGGGGGACGTGATCCGGCTCGAGTGGCGGGCGGACGCGGGGGTAGGTGGAGAGACAGACAGGTGCCGAGCATTGCTCTGAATATCGACAGCATCAACGCTGCGGCTGCGAGGATCGGACGACCCGATCTGGCAGTGACGGCGTCCGAGCCCGTGACGTGCGAGCTGCTCGCGCGACTACACACCGTGCTCGGGCTGGACTTCTCCGCGCTCGCTCGCGTCAGTGACGCGCCGAGCGACCTGCGCGCCGCAGGATGAGGTGCGCTGTGATCGCATCGTGCGCCTGGCCCTCATGGGATGAGGCTGCGCGCGTGAGGAGCTGGTAGTACCTAGCCGGCGTCAGCCCTCGATCGCGCATCGCGTTCTCCTTGGCGTGCGAGTGGCGCGGCCACGCAGCCTCGAAGGCGAGCAGCTCGGCCGCCGTCACGACTGACGCTCGACGAGCGTGTAGTGGTTCACGAACCATCTCTCGGTGCAGATGTTCTCGCGGTCCGAGTCGAGCTGACCCCACGACACATCGCGACCCCGGCTTGGATCCCACGAGTCGGCGACCATCTCGACGTACACCTCGACGCCGTCGCTGTTCCGTCGCCAGATGTCGTCCTGCTGCACCGTGGTGCTATCCCCAGTTCCCACGGTGGAAAACTCTGCATGCAGGTTCCGACATCGGCGTACCCTCGCAGACCAGGAGGCTCACATGATCTGGTTCTTCGCTCCTGCGGACGTGATCATCGCCGTGCTCGTCGTCGCTGCCGTGGTAGCAGTAGCTGTTGGATCGTGGTGGTGGTTCTACCGCGCGACGGACGCTGTGCGTAGGAAGGGGCTTGGCCAGGAGATGCCGCCCTCTCCCCCACCTGCCGCGCCGCTGCCGCCACCCCAAGCCGGAGCCGGCTGGTACCCAGTCGACGGTGGCAAACGATTCTGGGACGGCCGTGAGTGGACCACCCCCGTGATCAGGTCGACGCAACCGTGATCGACGACGAGGGTGCGCAGCCGCGTTGCGAGCGGTGCGGTGTGCTTATGCGCGACATCCCCGGCGGATGGAAGTGCCCCGCCTGCGGGCACTCGGTGCTTCCGACGATGGCTGTCCCGATGCCGCCTCAGTTCAATGGCCCGAGCATTCGGGGCGGGTGAGCCCCAATAGCGTCTGCGTGTTCCCTGGGTCAAGGGGGTACCTGCAGCACCGGGGTCCGGAGATCGTGATGCCCGGCGGTCACCGACCGCTTCCTGGGGAACACGTCGCCGGGGCCGGCGGCTGCCCTCTCACGCTGGGGTTGAGAGGGCAGTTTCCTCGGGCGACGCGTCAACGGGCCCAGCATCCACGGGGGCTGACAATGACCGCCGAGCCGCTCAGCTTCGACGAGTACTGCGAGCAGCACAACATCGGGCCGGGTGAGTACGGCGCGGCGTTCGCGGCCTACCTGCACGAAATCAGCGGCGGCGAATGGGACGGCGACGTCGAGTTAGCGGGGCCGGCGCCGACGGCGGCGAGGGGCGAGCTGCAGATAGAGCCCGCCAACGATGATGAACGCGAGCAAGGCGAATAGCCAAGGGTTCTCGAGCATCCCCTGCCAGAGGCCGCCCAACATGATCCCGATGCCTTGCCAGAACGCGGGCAAAAACGAATCCCCCAGATTCCCCATGCGGGAACGCTAGCAGTGAGGTAGGAGAATCTCGTCTCATGCAAGCGACAGATGGAGAGAGGCACCTCGACGGCCTGCGGGCGGCTGAGGATCACCTACAGACAGTCGACCACCGCGACGAAGACTTGATGTGGCAAGCGCTACTTAACTGTCTCGTGTGGCTGTTCCGCTGCGAGGAACGAGAAAAAGCCGCGCGCGCTGATTACTACGCCGTCCGCGACGCTGCGCCGGGAGGACCGACGCTCGCCGCGCTCATCTACTTCCGTGGCCAGGTCGAGCACGCGAAGCAGGGCCACCCCTACCGGCTCGGTGCAGTGCCGGCCAAGCGGTTCATAAAGACCGTCGACGGGACGGTCGAGGCCAAGCGGTTCATCAAGACCGCCGACGGGTGGGTTGAAGCCAAGAGCTACATTGCCCGGTACGTCTTCCCGCCCCTGCACGCGGGCGCGCCGGTGGACAAGAACGGCCGGGATGGGCTCTATCGGCAGCTTGTGGAGGGTCGCCAGCTGGTCCATGCGATTTCGGAGGCCCGCGCATTCCTCGAGTCCTGCTAGACGGGCAGTGTCCGTGGTGAGCGCGTAGCCTTGTCTCCTCGGCCGGAGGAAGGATCCCGGCCACCCTTGACCAAGAACCGCCGATACGAGGCACACTACGACGCGCTCAACGACCGGAAGATCGCGGAGGCACCCCAGCGGCCGACCACCCTGCCGGCGCCCGCCTACGGGCCTAACGCGATCCAGTGGCTGCCGATCGGGTCAACGAAGCCGGCTGTCTGGGCGTGGGTGTCATGGCCGGACCGCCCCGCAGAACGCATCCCCGCGTTCGCCAAGGGCTGGAACGACCGCGTCGTCATCATCGAATGGGACGGCCCAGGTGGAACACAGGACACCGTCGTGTGGCGGAACGCTGTCACCCGCCGTTCCTGAAACGACGAAACGCCCCGCATCCCACCCCAAGGTGGGACGCGGGGCGTCCTGGTCAACTGCGCTCGTCCGACGTTAGTGGGTTGCGGCGATAGTGTTCGAGTCGTGCCTGACTACCGGAAGCCGCCTGCTCCCGCCCCAGATCGAGTGCTTTACCACTACACGACGGCCGCCGGGCTTGCCGGGATACTTTCTAGCCGCAGCCTGTGGGCGACGGACACTCGCTACCTCAATGATTCGTACGAGCTTCAACTCCTCGACGAGGAAGCGCGAGAAGTGCTCAGCAGCAACCCAAGTAGCCTGCCCCGCTGGCCCGAAGTTGCGCCGGCTATAACGACCGCTCTGCTCATCATGAGCTCGCGCGGTCGGGGCCGCACGGCTTACTCCGTCTCCTTCTGCACCAACCCCGACTTGCTCAGCCAGTGGAGAGGCTACGGCGCTGGCCAACAGGCGTTCGCCATCATGTTCTCGACGCAGGGCCTTCGCGCGCTAGCGTCCGCTCACGGTGGTCAGCTCGTGCGAATCAGCTACGACCCCGAACGTCGGCGAGCACTGGTCGAGTCGGTTCTGAGGCACGCACTCGAGACCGCGCCCAATCCCAGCGACCACAACCACACCGCTGTGCACATCGTGCAGACGCTGCGCGCGCAATTCGAGTCTGAAGCACCGGCGACCAAGCACGAATCCTTCGCCGAGGAAGCCGAGTATCGGATCGTGGTCCCGCCTCTTGCGGGCCTACCTCAGAAGACGCGCCTCGGACCTCGTGGCATTACCCCACATGTGTCGCTCGAGTTCCCGGTCGACGAGGCGTCCTCCATAGTCCAAGGAGTCGTCGTTGGGCCGCCGCGCCGGGAACGAGACCTGGATGCGGTCGAGTGGATGCTGAACGAGTACGGCGTCTTCGTGAACAGGTACGTCGGCGGGGAGGCGGGGCGTTCTGTCTTCCAGAGCGATACCCCCTACCTTCCGTGAGCAGAGCAACTGCTCTATCTCAGTCAGGGCGGAACGCCACGACTGAGATCCGTCGCGCGTTCGATCGTTGGGTGTAGCCGCGTCTCAGTGCTCGCGCGGGAAGCGCAGCCTCCACAGTCGCGAGATGGATTACCGAGCGCCCCTAGGATTGCGGGTATGGAGCGACGCATCGACTGGGGGCTGGTCGCGATGTGCGCAGTGGCGTGCGGAGCCGGCGCGCTCTTCAGCGCCTCCTGGCTCGGCATCCTCGACATGTGGGAAGCCTGGATGTTCGTGGTCTTGTCGACGTTCGGCGGCGTGGTGGTTGGTTCCATGGTCGAGATCGTTCGGATGAGGTACAGCCTCGGTAAACACAATCGACCCGATCAGGGAGACCAGTAAACCCGTGACAGAGGGCGAACTCCTCATCGCAGTCGGCGCGGTCGCCCTGATCGCGGCGACGATGCTGCCGGTCGCGTGGGTCTGGCTCCGGTCCTTGAAGTTTGCTCCGATCGAGTACCGATCGGAGCAAACTCGCGACCAGCGGATGAAGATGCAGGTCACGATCGTCCTGGCCTGGGCCTATTCGTTCGTGCCGGCTCTCGTGCAGCGGTTCACGACGGCCCGCCGCGCGAACACCGTCGCCGACGTTGAAGCGCTGAGTGGTCTCGCGAGCACGGCGACCATTGCTTTGCTCGGATGCCTGGTCCTTTGGTGCCTCTTCACAATCGTCACGAGTGTCCGCGGCGGTCGGATTCGGCTCGGCGCGCTGACGATCGTCACACTCCCGTTCGCGTACAACATCGCGTCAACCGTCGCGAATGCGCAGCCACTCCCGAACAACGTCGTGGCATCCGTAGCTGTCATCCTCGCGCTCGCGCTCTGCTCGGTGCGGTTGGAGAACCTGCGGGTTATCCCCTACCTGCTCGCGATCACCGCGGGCGCATCCCTCGTGCTCGGCGCACTCTTCCCGCACATCGGCCTGATGGCAGGTCAGTCCGGCGCCACGACCACGGCCGAGAAGGGAATCCTCTTCGACTCGCTGCTCGCCGGTGTCTACAACCACTCGAACGTGCTCGGAACGATGCTGATCCTCGGCCTCCCGTCCGTGCTGCTCCTGCGACGCCAAGCCCACATTGTGGTGATCGTCGCAATCACCGGATTCGCGCTCGTGTGGTCGAGCTCGCGCACGTCCGTCTTCTCGCTGCTCGCAGCGCTGGCCGGTACCGCAGTGATGGCGCTGCTGACCCCGCGCGCGCGGTCGGCGTGGGCCATTGTGAGTGTGGTCGGTGCGTTGTGTGTTGTAGTAACCCTGCCGCTGATCACCCACGAGGCGCAGGCGTTCTCGTCACGCGGGCAGATCTGGGCGGGAAGCCTGTCGCAAGCCGCCGCCTCTCCCATCACGGGCGGCGGCTACGGCTGGTACGGCCACATCGCGGAGTTCTCCAACTCCCTAATCGCGGTCGCGTTCAACGGTCACAACCTCTTCGTGCACGCCGCCACAACGGGTGGCGCGCTCTATCTCCTCGTGCTCGCGATCCTGTTCATCGGCCTATTGGTGGCCGCGATCCGCTTCGCCACACGCGGAGCGCTGTACCCGTACGTTTTCCTCCTGGCCTACGCTGTGATCTCGACGCTGGAGGTCGTTGCCCGATACCGCGATCTCGACCCCGCGTTCTGGGTCGTCGTCGCCCCTATCGCTGTGTTCATCTTCAGCTCGGCAGACCTCAAGCCGCGAGCCCCAGAGTCGGGTTCTTCGCGCGGATCTGCGCGCGGAGCGTCGCGATCTCCGATGCGGTCAGCGCGCGCGGGTAGCTGACGATCATCCGCAGATCGAGCGGCGAGTAGTCGGTCGCCGAGCCGGTACCGATCGTGATTCCGGTGGTGACGATGGCGCCCGGCGCGAACGCTGTCGACGCGGCAACCTCGACGCCTTCGACGTTCAGCTTGCTGTTCGCTCCGTCGAGTACCGCGACGACCACTGACCAGTCGCTGTCGCCGGCGACGGTGATGGTGTCGGTTCCGTTCGACAGCTCCCAGTTGCCGCCGGTGATCCGGCGGATGCGGTAGCCGACCGTCTGAAGGAAGTTGACCGTGAGCTGCGGCATCCGCACCAGGTAGACCATTGTGCGGGGCTTGGCCGTGTCGTTCCACGCGGTGCCGAGCGCAGCGGCTGGCGGGGTGTCGATGCGGACGAACCGGACCCCGGACTCTTCCGTGACCGTGGCGCCGCCAGTCGTGCCTGACGCGTCACTCATCAGCTCGGTCGCCGGGGCCTGGTCCCACCACGAGTGAATGACGGTAGCCGCCGCTGGTTCGGCGCCCGCCGCGACGAGCTTGTCAGCGTGGTAGAGGTGGTCGTAGCCGTTGACGATGAGGTCCGGGTAGGCGCGGGCGTAGTTCCGTCGCGACTGCGACGTGATCCAGCGGCGGGCAGCTTCGGCCTGGACGCGCGCGCCCGTCTCAACGGTCGGGTTTTGCACGGCCAGTGTGGGGTGCTTCCCATCGCTCGGCTGCATCAGCGACAGGCCACCGTCGCCGCGTTGTGAGAACGCCTCGAAGCCGGGGATGTATCCCCACCCGCACGAGACCGCGTGCTCGCGTAGCGCCCGCTGCCGCTCAGCGTGCTGGGTAACCTGTCCTGCGGTGACGCCACCCTGAGCGAATTCAGGGTTCTGCGAGAACAGGACGACGCTGAAGGGGGCAAACGCCGCCATGTCGTCATCCACGAACGCGTCGATGTCAGCGAGGTAGGCGGCCGCATCCACGGTGTAGTTGTGCCCGTGACTGATGAACAGCACCTCGGGTGCGACAGGGAACATGACGTTGAAGTACGTGCGCTGCGTGCTGAGTGTCCCGCCTGCATACGAGGCGTTGTAGATGGTCAGCATGCCGAGACTGTTGTCGCCGCTCTGGATCGGGATGACCGCCGGGTAGGTGTTCGTGGTGTTGCTGAACCGGTACACCTGTGCGGGGCGCTCAGGCCACCGCTCCCGCAGAATCTCGCGCCACATAGTCTCGAACCACTCCGAAGAGGAGTCGGATGTGGAGTCCGCGGCAATGGCGATCGTGAGCGCGCGTGGGTCGCGCATATCGAGCGCGCGAACGAACTCCTCGATCGGCGTCGTAGCGCCTTGAACCTTTCCAGCAATGGTGGCCTTTTGCTGGATCGCGAACGCTGAGTCGTCATCAGATGCGACCGCGGCCATGATGCCGTCGTTGGTCGCAACAACACCCTCCACGGCGGTTCGTGCCGCCACGGCGATGTCGCGCGCGGCCTCGGCATCCTCGACCGCCGAGACCGCCTGGTCGACCTTGTCGGGGTCGAAGCCGGCGTCGCGGAGCGTGCCGTACAGCGAGGTCAGGCGGGTGACGAACGATCCAGACTTGATCAGCACCTGCGTCGGGTCGCCGGCCACCCGGAAGTCACGGAGCACACCGTCGGCCGTGGACCGCAGTGTGGCAATCGGAGTCCCGGTCGCCGGGTCCGTGATGGCCAGCGGGCTCGCGAATGCGAGGTCGTCCGCGGCGTAGACCTCGAACGCGGCCTCGCGGACCAGCTCCTCGGTGTCGGGGTTGTATGCGACGGGGAATCCGCCGTAGTAGTCCTGGAGCATCAGTCCTTGTCCTCCTCGATCGTGTCGGCGGCGGCCTGGTACTCGGCGCGCGTCGACGTAGCGGGATCCGGCAGCTCGTTCACGACGACGACCGTCTGGGGAACAGCGCGGGTCGGGTCGGCGGGGAGCGTCGCGAGGATGAGCCGGAGCAGCGAGACGCCAGCCGAGAGAGCGGACGCCTGGAGAATGAAGGGCCAGTCGATGTCGGTGACGAGCACCGCGCCGAGCAGTCCGGCCCCGATCGCCTGGAAGAACGTCTTCACGACTCGCTCGGTGGCGGCGAGCCACCACGGGAGGTTGACGCCCACGCGCTCCGGCAGACCAGCGAGCGACGTCGCGAGCGACGCGACGATGCCGACGACTGCAGCGGAGCCGACCGTGAGCCACGGCACATCGGTGAACAGCGAGCCGCCGAGGTACGGCAGCGCGATCGCCACGGCGGAGTAGAGCGCGCGCTTCCCGGCGTCCTTCCACCAGATCGGGTCGGCGAGATTCGTGAGGAACCGGAGACGGTGGAGCTGGTTGGAGAGCACGATGACCTCCTCAGGTCGTGGGTTGACAGATCGCGGCGGGCTGCCGCGAGAACTCGCCGGATTCGTCGTCGGCGACTTGAAGCCAGACGAACCGGAGCGTGTAGGTGTCCGGGCATGTCGGACCGGCAGGACCGGCAGGACCCTCGGGACCGGGAGGACCTTGCGGGCCAGTGGGTCCTTCGGGGCCGGTAGGTCCTTGCGGGCCGGTCGCTCCGGTGTCACCGGGCGCACCATCAGCGCCGTCTGCACCGTCCGCACCATCGGCCCCGGGCGTGCCGGGGTCGCCCTGTTCGCCCATAGGTCCAGGCACACCGCGGGGCCCGGTCGGTCCGCTGGGACCGGTCGCGCCGACAGGACCGGAGACCACGTCCGTCGGCTCCTGGCCGTCGGGGTCCTCCCCCAGGGCAAGCAGCTGCTCGTATAGGCGTTGAGCGTTGGACTGCGAAGCCTGAAGGTCGGCGTACATGTCCTGGTTCTCTGCACGGAGCTGCGCATTGTTCAGCGAGACCAGCACCACCGCGCCGAGCACGAGCAGCACGACCATCGCGCCGATCAGCTTGTACGCGATCGTCCAGAGCTTGGTCGACCGGGTCATGATCCCGCGAGCTGGCTCAGCCCGTTCTGAATCGTCCATATGGTGACACCTCCAATGACCGACAAGATGACGCCGAACACGGCCAGGCCGATCGACGTCAGCAGTTGCGCCTTGGTCTTCCGCTGCTCCTCGACGACGCGGCGGAGCTCGGCATCCCGCGCGTCCTTGTCCGCTTCGAGTTCCTTGATGCGGGCGTCCTGCCGTTCGTCGACGCCCTTCTGCGACGCCTGGTAGGCGCTGAACAGCGCCGAGGTGACCATGTCGCGAGCGAGCCCGTCGAGACGGCCGTTCACCTCGATCCGCAGCGTCTTGTTGTCCTCGCGGAGGATGTTGAACAGGGACGGTGGAAGTTCCTCACCCACGGCGCGCTCCGATCGTCAGAGGCGGCAGGAGCGCGCGTCCACCGCGAGCCACACCGGCGACCGTTCGGCCGGGAGCGTGGCGCACAGCCGCGGGCAACGCATGTAGCGAACGCACATCAACCTCCAGGGAGCGTGAGCAGCAGATGCACCGCGTAGCCGAGTAGGGCGAGCGCGGGTATCAGCAGCAGAGCGGGCAGGGCCACGCCCCCGCACACAGGTCGTGCGGGGGCGTGGCGTGCGTCCGGGCGGCGCCGGATCACAGGGCCGCCCAGTTCTCTGTGTCGGCCTTGCTCAGCGCGGCGCGCATGACTGGCCCCGGGATGTCGTCCCCCGAGTACCGCTTCGTCGCGCGCAGCCACCGGGCGATCGCCGCCCACATGACGGGCCCGAGCACGTCGTTGCCGACGTACCCGTATTTCGCCCGCAGGAACTGCGAGAACCCGTGCATCGACGTCGGCCCGAAGTTCTGGTCGAGCTTCGTCTCGCCGAACCCGCCGTGCGGGAGGTAGAGGTTCGCGACCTTCTGCAGCCCGCCCGTGAACGGGATGCCGAACGGGTTCGGTCCGAGCACCCCGGCCACCGCTCCCCCGGCATCGGTCACACCGCCACCAGCCGGAGCCGGAGCGGGAGCCGGAGCCGGAGCTGCCTCCGTGAGGCGGCCGCCCGCGACGCGTCGGATCTCCGGGAGTGGATCGAGGTAGCCGCCGCCGACGCGCTGCTGCTCGATGTGCACGCACGAGCCCGACGTCGCGCCGGAGTTGCCCTCGTGGAGGATGATCTTCCCCTGCGGGATCCGCTCGCCGATCGCCTGCTGCGATGCCCACGGTCCGTGCGCGTAGCGGAAGTCGAACTCCATGCCGTCGAGCACAGAGCGGATGACGATCGAGTAGCCGAACCCGTGCGTCGGACCGGGCACCGTCTTGGAGACGACGACACCAGCGTGCAGCGCGGGCACCGCGACGGTACCCGGCTTGGACGAGTGCGAGATGTCCTGTCCGCGATGCTGGCGCCGGCCACCATCACGGGGAGCGCCGAACTGGCCTCCGCTGAGGTTGATCCCGCCCGAGTAGTAGTCGCTCACAGCGCTCACGACGGCACCTCCTCGGGCTCGTCGTTGCGGGTTGGGTCGGGCGCGTCGCCGAGGGAGTCGTCGCCCTCGAGCTGCCACGCCTCGTCGTTCGGGTCGACCTCTTCGGGCGCGACCGCGGGAGTGGATTCCGACATGGGAGTGATCCCCTTTCATGACGAGAGCCCCGACGGATGCCGGGGCTCGATGGGTGGTGCGAGGGAGGATGATCAGGCGGGGCTGACGTAGGCCCCGCCCTTGCCGACGCGAATGTCAGCAGCGGCGACATACGCTTTCCCCTTGCCGACATTCACCGCAGCCGCCGCAGGGTAGGCGTTGGACTTTCCGACGTAGGCGCGGGCCAGCGTTCGCGCGGACACGTAGCCCGAGAACGGACCCCAGCCCGCCGAGTTGTGCGAACGCACCCGGACCCGGTAGTCGGTGCCAGGGGCGAGCTGCAGACCGACGCCTGCAGGAGACGAGGCGCCGGCCGGGTTCCCCGCGGGGCCGACGCCGAACGGCGCGTCATCCCACACCACGACGCCGTCCGACACGCGCGACCACTCGGCGTGATCCTGATCGATCCCGGCGCCGTTGTCCGCGCCCCGGCTGTACGTGACGCGGAACGACGTCGTCGTGATGTCGCTCACGCTGAGGCTGTGCGGCGCGTTCGGCGGCGAGGCCGGGAAGGGCCGATTGATCGCCATCGTGAGCGTCGTCGGTCCGCCGAGGCCGCTCGTGCCCGTGAAGTTCAGCGTGAACGAGACGGTCTGCGAGCCGTAGTTCGCCGTCCACGCTCCGAAGAGGATGCCGGGTGCCGCCTTCGCACCCTGCGGCCACGGTGTCGAGCCGGACACAGCAACACCGTTGACGACCCCGGACCAGCCGAGGCCCCCCGAGTTCGTCGTAGAGAAGCCGCCGTAGACGTAGAACCGGACCGTCGCTCCGTCGAAGTCGATGCGCAGCTGGCCAGCCTGCCCGGTCGGCTTATCGACGAAAGTCATCAGGGCACCTTGATCCAGCCGAGGCCCTCGAAGTACGGAGGCGCCGTCGAGCCGACGTAGACCGAGTCGGGCACCCACTTATCGGTGCCGTCGGCCGCGAACCCCCGAACCCACGTGATGCCCTGGATCCAGACTCGCGTGCCGATCCGCTCGAGGAACTGGCGCACGAGAAGGGACTTCGCCGCGGCGCCGCCCGAGCCGTACCAGACGCGGAGATCCTCGAACTCCTGCGCCGCAGACTGGCCTGCCGCGAACCGCACGAGCCCGAGCGGTTGATCGTCAGTCACGCCCGGGTCGCGCTCCATCGCCGAGATCGGGACGACCTTGTCGCCCGTCACGACACCCGGCAGCAGCACGAGCGTCGACGTTCCGGTGAGCCAGTCTCGCCGCAGGCACACCAGATCCCACCGGTTCCCCGACGCGACTGGCGTGCCGACGAGCGATGCCACGGCGTCGGAGTCGTCCACAATCCCTTGCCCGACCGCGCGTCCGACCGCGACACGCACCTCGCGGTCGCCCGGACCGGCGCTCAGTGCGAACGACCCCAGCCCTACGACCCCGCCCTCGGCGCCTGCGTGGGAAGCCACGAGCGCCCACGTCGCGTAGTCGACCGTGCCCTCGTAACCCTTCGATGTGATGGTCACGATTACCGCCTCTCAAGACCGCGCACCGCGGTCGCCACGTTGTTGATGAAGCCGACGAGCCGCGCCTGCGGGTCTTCGGATGCCAGACCCACGCGCGGAACGACGGAGAACCCGGAGTCGACGTCGTGGGTCACAGTGATCTCCGAGATGACGTCCTCGACCGACAGCGCCCCGATCTGGACGAGCAGCTTCGTGCCCAGCTCGTAGGCGTCCGGGAACCGGAACCACGACGTCTCGCGCAGCGTTGCGGTGATGCCCGCCTTTGCCGCACGATCCGCGAGAGCCGCCTCGCCGTACGGGACGAGCGAGGCGCCCTCCTCCGCGTTGCGGGCGTCGACGAACACCTCGAGCGCGACACCCAGCTCGGCCTCGAGCGCCGCGTCGACGACGAGAGCGAACTCCCGATCCGTGCCATCACCGCGGCCGCCCACGACGGCACGGGTCGCCGTCGCGGGCTGCATCACCCAGGACCACTTGCTGAGCACACCGGACTGCGGAGTGATCGGCCGAGAGAACGACTCACCTTCACGCACGTCGACGAGCCACCGACCGGTGTCGCTGTTGCGCTCGATGACGAGCTGCAACCGATCCAGCGTGAGCGGAGGCACGATCGCTGACGCGAGCGAGTCCATGCGCAGCTCGAGCGGACGGGCGAGCCCGCGGCCGGCGTCGGGGACCACGTCCCAGGGCCGCCCGAGGCGAGCCACGTTCGCAGCGATCGCCGCCTTCGCGTTCGCCTCCGACTTGCCCGAAGCTCGCCAGTACTCCGACGAGCCCTGAGCGCCGATCAGCGCGCCCGGCACTTGCCAGCCGAGCATCGTCGCGAACTCCTGCCAGTCGTCCGCGACCGGGATCCGGACCGTTCCGTTCGGAGCGTTCTCCCCCGCGATCGTGCCGACGCGGCCCTCGAGTAGACGCTTCGCGGTGTGGGCGGCTCCGTTCTCGGTGACCATCCAAACCGCGCAGCGGGCGCCGGGCTCATCGTTCAGCCGCGACACGATCGGGTGCGTGTCGGGGACGGTGAGGTCCGCGGTGCTGGTGACGTTCCAACGGAGGTTCACGACGGACTTTGACGGCGGCACCTGGCGGATGAACGCCGAGCCCGAGTCGAAGAACTCCGCCTGGATGTACTTCCGGGTGACCATCAGAACGCCCGCCAGTACAGCGGCACCAGCTCGGCCGTGACCGCGCCGGCACCGCCCGCGATGATGACCAGCCCCGTCTCGCCGCGTGCGGGGACGGGCGCGAACGTCTGGAAGCCGAGTTCGCGAGTGACGTCGACGCCGTCGAGCGTGGCGAACAACCCGGCAGGATCGGTGTCGATCTGCAACACCTCACCGTCGGCGATGTCGAACGGAACCTCGATCAGCGCGTCGCCGACGCCGAGCTGCACGTTCTCAAGCGGACCGATCACGGTCCACACGAGATAAGCCGGCTCGTCGCCGGGGTTCGGGATGCTCGCCACCTGGAAGGTCGCGGCGCCCGAGATGTGGAAGTCCGGCGCTCCCCCGACGCCGATGAAATCGACGCCCTCCGCCGCGACGAACGGACGAGAGATCCGCCTGCCGCGCCATAGCGGCCGCGGCGCCGACAGCTCGACGCCGATCAGCGCGCGACCAGTCACGAACGGGTCGCGATCGAAGGAGTATGACCCGTCGAACACGCCGGTCAGCGGGAGCGAGCGCGCCTTACTGCCCGTGCCGACCGTCCACGTGCCCGGGATGATCGGGTGGAACGAGTCGAAGAACGCACCGTGCTGTTCCTCCCACTCGGCAGCGGATGCCGCGCGGAACAGCAGTGGCCAGTAGACCGGCCGGGCGGGCAGTGAGTAGCCGAGCAGATCCTCTCCGGCGACGAGCGGCGACGACGACTTGTGGATCGTCATCGGCGGCATGTGGAGCCCCTGCACTCCGGGAGCGAGTCGTGGGTTGATAGCCGCTGGCCGGGTGAGCGGCCACACACTTCCGTCCCAGCCCGTCCACGTCATCGCACGGGGCGAGAACGCGGACGAGCCGGAACCGGAAGTGCTCGCGGGAGCCGCGAGGACAATCGGCATCGGGACCTCCTACGTCGTGATCTGATGCGCGTCGAGCGCCCGCGTAAGCTGCAGCCGTTCCTGGCGCACAATCTCGGCGGGATCGACGGCGTAGTTGTCGCCGTTATGGACGACCGTGATGCCAACGCCCGGTGTCGTTCCTTGTGCTGTCGGCGCAGCACCGGCAAGCCCATCTGTCGGGGCACCCGGCATCCTCCGCAGCCCTTCGAGCAAGATCGCCCACGAGCGGGCCGAGCCGTCGAGCGGCGCGAATATCTCGGGGACGTCGCCGCGATCGCCAACTACACGCCAGGTGTTCGGGTCGACTACTTGCGCGATGGGCTCCATCGGAGTGAGACCGCGGATGCCTCCGTTCGCCATGAACTCGAGGACGTTGCCGCGGGCATTCGTGATGCCGACCTGTCCGGGACGGAGCACCGTGCCCGGCCTCTGGTCCACCATGATCACCGCACGCTTCGACGAGATATCGCGGATGAGCTGCTCGACGCTCCCGCGAGCAGGCTGCGTGTTCGCCTCGACAGTTGTCGACACCATCTCGGGGATGGCACCGAACGCGGCGACGAGCGCCTCGGCCTGCTGCTGCGTGAGCCCCATCTGCGTGAGCTGCCCGATGAGAGCCCCGGTCGCATTGCTGTACCGAGCGGCGAGCTGGTCCTGACCCTCGCCGGCTTGCGCGGCCGCGGTCAGCTCGTCCTGCAGCGCGGTCACGCTGGCGCGGAGCTGCGCCTCGAGCACGCGGCCCGTCTCCGTGGCGGAGAGGTTCGCGAGGTCGATGTTCTGCAGAGACAGCACCGAGCCGTCGGCCGCGTAGCCGACCTCGCTGATGGAGTCCGCGAGCCGCAGCGACGCGTCGTTGAGGAATGCGACCGCCACGACCGGATCGCCGAAGGCGTTCAGCTTGTCGCGAGCCACGTCGAGTGCCCCACCGAGGACGTCGCGCATGCTGTCGGCGGCATCCGACGTCGTCTCATCGAAGCCGCGCATCCCGTCGACCATCTCCTGGATGCCGTCGGCCGCGTCGTTCTGACCGAGCCACCGCATCAGCGACGCGAGCCCCTCGGCCGTGTCAGCCAGCGGACCGGCGACGAACTCGCCGAAGCCCTCGGTGCCGGCCGCGGCAGCTTCGACCATCGAGTCGCCGAAGTCGAGCGCCCCGTTGGCGAGGTCCAGGAAGAACTGCATCATCGGCCCACGGTTCGCGGCGATCCAGTCGGCAGCCTCGCCGAGCGGGTCGGCGAGGGCTGCCGCGAGAGCACCCTTGATGCCCTCCGCGGCGACCTCGATGTTGCGCTGTGCGCGGGCGACCCGAGACGAGTCGTTGTCCGCGATCGTGTTGTACATGCGGTCCGCGGCGCCGGTCACACCGTCGAGCGACGCGACAGCGGTGTTGAGGTCGAGTGCGAAAAGCGCCTCTCCGAGGTCCTCGGCTTTGGTGCCGAACAGCTCTACCGCGGCCGCGTTCCGCTCGACGGGATCCGTCATCGCGCGCAGCCGGTCCAGGACCTCCTGCAGACCCTCGCGAGCGGATGCCCCGCCCAGGGCGATCTTCGCCGTCATGTCCTGCGCGGAGAGACCGAGTCGCTCGAATCCCTTCGCCGACGCCACCGAGCCGTCCGTCGCGCGGATCTGGAATTCCTTCAGACCGTCGGCGAGCACGTCGGTGTTCCGAGCGCCAGCCTCGAGGCCCTGGTTGATGAGCCCGAGCATCTCGTCGCCAGTGAGCCCGAGCCGGGTCAGCACGACGGGGTACTCGGTGAGCGTGTCGAGCAGATCCTGGTTCCGGTTCAGACCGTTGCGGGCGCCGGCCGCGATGAGGTCGTACGCGTGCTGCGCCGACGTCGCCATGCGCGTCTGCAGCAGCGTGGCGACAGCGGTCGCCGTGGGAGCGACGTCCTCCTCGAGCACGTCCGCGATTCCCGCCAGACCCTCGACGACCTTCTGCGACTCGCGCGCCGATGCGTCGCCGTCGATCAGCTTGAACTGCAGCGCGAGCCGCGCCGTGTTCATGTTCGACTCGATCGACTCGCCGAAGTTGTTCGCGTACGCCTCGCCAGCGACCCGCGCGAACTTCGCCGCGTCGTCCTCCGTGATGCCGGTGAGCGCCTGGAGCCGGTCCTGCCGGACCTCGACCTGCAGCGCGTCGTTGAACGCGGCCACGAGGTTGTCCGCGAGCGTGTGCCCTACCTGGACGACGGCGCCAGCGATCGGAATCGACGCGAGGCCGGCGACGATGCCCGTCACCAGACCGGCGCCGCCACGCTTGCCGCCGTCGTCGCCCGCCTCCTCGGCGAAGTCGGCCACGTCCTGCAGCTTCTGCTTGGCGCCGCCGTCGTTGACGTCGACCTGCATCGTCGCGCGAGCGCCCTGCAGATCCTTCAGCGCGGCCTCGGCGCCAGCGAGGCGAGCCTCGGCCTGCGCGACGTCGGCGGTGACGTCGACGGTCGGGGAAAGCGACTGCAGGTAGTCGATCTCGGCACGGATCTCGGAGACCGCCCGCTCCGCGTTCGCGACGTTCGCGTTCACGCGGAGAGCGACGTCGCGCGAGACGAGCTGCTTCGCCTCGCGGTCCACCTCGGCGATCGCCTTCAGGGCATCCGCTGGGTCGGCCTCGATGTCGATCTTCGAGCGCGCGGTCTGCAGCCGCTCGAGCTGCGTCTCCATCCGCTTGATACTGGCCTCGGCGCGCTTCGTCTCGGCGGTGACGTCGATGCCGCCCTCGGCGCGAACGGCGAGGTCTTCGAGGCGGTCCTTCGCGCGGGCGAGGTTCTTCTCGGTGCGCTCGATGTCGGCGTCGACCTTGAGCACGGCACGCTCGGAGACGAGCTTTTTGGCCTCACCCTCGACACGGTCCATGCCCGCGATCGCACCCGTGGTGTCGGCGTCGACCTTCGCCTTGATCGGCTTCTTTTCGATCCGCTCACCGCGGACCTTAATCTCCCTCTCAGCGCGGCCGGCGTCCGAGTCGTCGACCGTCAGCAGCACCTCGATTTCGCCGACGCGGTTAGCCATGCGGGATCACCTCCGGGTGAGCGCGCGCCGGAGCCGGGAGTCAGACCCGGGCTCGAGCAGAGCGAAGATCGCGGTGCGGACGCCCGGCCAGGGACGAGCGCGCACCTCGTGGGACCAGAGGTCGATGCCCTGGTCCATGAGGTCGGCGACGACGAGCCGCCAGTGAATCACGATCGCCGTCAGGGACGTGTCGATCGTTGGTGCGGATGCTTCGGTGGGGACCGCAGCGGACGGGGCCTCGGGCAGCAGCTCGGGTGGCACCGGCATGTAGTCCGAGTAATAGCCGTCGGCGTCGGGTTCCCCGATGCCGTATGGCGCCCAGTCCTCTACGGTCTCTAGCCTTTTGGGGCCGAGGCACCACCGGCTGGGGTTCCCGCTTCCGCAGCCGCGTGCGCCCAAAGGAGCAGCGCGAGCGCGTCGGCGTACCGCTTCCCCCGAGCCCAGTAGAACACCGCGTAATACGCCGCCCGGTCGATGGTCGGCGCGTTGATGCCCTTGTCCTTCATCTCGTAGAACGTCGCACCGAGAGCAGGGTGATCGGTCGGACCGATCGAGTCGAGCACTTCCAGGATCGGCTCGGGAATCTCAGTGCCCTCCGGGGCGATGCCGAGGCGCACCTCGCCTCGCACAGCGAGAGCGAGCACCTTCGACATGTCGTCCACGGTCGGGGGACACACCGTGAAGGTGTGCCCCCCGAGCCCCCGGGAGTCAGCCCCGAGGTTCTTGAACACGAGATCCGGCGCCGCCCACTCCGCGAAGTCGACAGCGCTCACGATCAGGCGCCGCGCGTGTAGCTGTACGGCGCCGACGCGCCGCCCGGCGTGGTGACGACGATCGGCACAGCACCCGCGTCGCCGACCGGCATCTGGATGACGATCGTCGCAGCGTTGACCACGACGTACTCGGCCGGGTCTCCATCGATCGTGACGGCGGTCGTGCCGAGAAGGCCCTGACCGATGACGGTGATCAGGTCGCCGTCGCCCGCCGTAGCCTCGAGCACGCCAGCGATGACGGGCGCCGTCGCCGCCCATCCGGTGAACGGGTTCGCGATCGGCTCGTAGGAGCCCTTGCCGGTGAGCGTGAACCCGAGCATCTCGATCTCACCGTTCGGGCCCGTGTTCTGACGGGTCTTCGCGACCGTCGCGAGACCACGGCCGGCGTCGGTCGGGTTCGGCGTGCCGACTGCGGGCTTGTGGTACCAGCGGAAGTCGCCGACCGCCAGCTCACCGACCGCGAGCGGCCGCGTCTTGGAGAGCAGGTATTCCACCTCCGGGAGGTAGAGACCCGTGGTCAGGCTGCGGTTCACCTGGACGTTGAAGCCCAGACCCCAGCCCCAGCCCGTGACGTCCGAGTTGGGCGAGCCCTGGTCGTCGTAGGTCTGCGCGTCCTGCGTGGTCGGGCTGTCGGTCGGCTGGTAGCCGAGCAGCCGACGGATCGGCTGCCAGATCGGATCGGCGTAGGAGCCGAGGTTGCAGTCCACGCCGAACTCGAAGCTCTTACCGAGCGTCGTTCCAGCGGGAAGAGGGACCTGATTCATTGGAGAGCCTCCGGGTTGTCGAGGATTACTTGGTAGTTGTCGGACCGCTCCTCACGGTTCGACGTGTCGGCCCCGAGAGGCCCACTTGAGATGCGACGGATGTCGCTGATCCCTCCCGCCCGGGAGAGTCCGTGGAGCACGGTGAACGCGACGCCCGCGAGAGCGTCAGCGCCGGTGCTGTCGTAGGGGGCGCCGCGGAGCCTGAGCTGCACCCGACGGACGAGCAGGTCGCCGTCGGTGGACGCGTAGCACCGGACCCCGATCGCACGGTCCGGTTCTGGCTGGATGGCGCCCTCGAAGATGGCGACCCTGTCGGCCGGAAGCGTCTCGACGTCGGGGTCGTAGAACCAGCCGGGGACGCGACCGAGCAGTGCGCAGATCGCGCGAGTGAGCGCGACGTCATCCATCGGTGCCGTCCTCGAGCCGCCGACGCAGTTCGGCGAGGATCGCCTGCGACCGAGCCGAGTCAGACGCCAGCGGGATGTAGCACTCGCCGTCGCCTGGCTCGATGATGAGTGTTCGGCGTCCAGGGACGAACCCGCCGCGGGCCATGCCCTCGCCCTCAGCCACCGAGCACCGCCCGCACGTGATCCGCGATCGGCTTCGCGAGGTCGTACTCCAGAGCCGCGCTCTCGAGGTACTTCGACTGCCCGCCGTCCGGGTGCTGATACTCGGTCTTCTCGTGCTGCAGCCAGGCGTGCGGTGCATTGAAAGTCACGTGGACTTCGGTGCCGTCTGAGGGCGTCGACAGTCCGCCTGAATCACGCAGCACGCCGTCGTCGACGGGAACACGGCGCTTGGCCTCGGCCAGGATTTCCCGGCCGCCCTTGCGCAGTCCCTCGGTCGCCGCCTTCTCGAGCGTCGACTGGATCGGGAGCATCTTCACGATGACCTCCTCATTCGAGCGAGAGGACGAGCTGCGAACCGAGCGGTTCGCCGTTCTCCTCACGCGAGATCGCGATGACGGTCGACCGGCGCTCGGCAGCGCGGCCCGGCCACAGGGTGACTTCGGAGCCGAGCGGGACGTCCTGGGTGATCGGGACCGTCACCCGTGCGGACGACACAACCTCCCGGTTGTCGGCGGTGCGCACCAGGCGCATGGAGTCGTCGACTTCGGCGATGGACTCACGGTCGGTGTCGGCGAGCCGGGGACCGCGAGAGCCACCCGGCAGAAGATTGCGGAGCCTCACCTTGTGTGGCCACCAGAACGAGTCGCCCCAGGTCACGAGCAGTCCTCGGGCCAGAGCCGCGAGATCGGCCGGTCAGTCGGGAACGATCCGCGCGGGAGCCCGGTCGGCGAGTCCGGACCGGCATCCGTGAGGGAGCGGAGCCCGGAGATGTCGTCGGGGTAGAACGCGGAGCGGATGTCTCGGAGGCTGATGGACGTGCCGTTGCGGGACTGCGACGAGACGGCGCCGGCACCGATCGCGGATGCGCGGGCGTAGACGCCTTTCAGGATCGCGAGCGCGTCGGCGCGCTCCTCGGTCCCAGTGTCGAAGGTGACGATCGCCGGCTGGATCTCCCGAGCCCGGATCAGGATCCGGCGCGCGAGGTCGGTGTCCGTTCCGAGGTCGGTCGGCACGATGCGGCCGGTCGCGAGGATGAGAGGCATTCGGGGTCCCTTCGAGACGGGAGCGGACCGCGAGCCGACAGCGGTCAACGCCTGCGTGCGCGTCGATCAGACGCGCGGGAGCACCACGGACCGCAGTGCGGCTTCCCATCGCGGGAGCGAGGCGCACAGGCGTGGAGAACATGGGGAACGGGATCGGCCCCCGGTGCAGAAGTGCACGCGGGGGCCGGTCCGGGTTCTGGACCCGAGGGTCGGGGTTACTGCAGGACGCCGGTCGCCTCGGCGGCGGCGGTGCGCTCGGCGACCACACGCTCGATCTCGGCGACCTTCTCCTCGCGGTTCTTCCCCGCGGAGATGTCGATCGAGAAGCGCTTGGCGAACGCCTCGATCTCGGCGACGGGGTCGGTCGCCTTCGGCAGCTCGACGTCGACGACGTCGGCCTGCTTGAGAAGAAGCCCCGCCTCGTCGAGTTCGGCGAGCTTCGCGTCCACCGCGGCCTGCACCGCGGCGTCGATGTCAGCGCGCGAGAACGTGGGCTCGTCCGACTCGTCGTCGGCGTCCGAGTCCGCGGCGACCTCCGGCTCCTCCGGGTTGAGAGCGTCGAACCGCTCGAGGTCGTCCTCGTGCACGTCGACGTCCTCGCCGTGGAAGCCGAGCTGCGGCTTGCCGTCGGCGTCGCGGTAGCGGAGGAACCCGATGCGGATCTTCCGGTCAGCCATCAGCCGGCCAGCCCCGTGACCTTGAACACCGAGTACGGGTCCGTGACGTACTGCACGAACCGAGCATCGGTCTGCACCCACGTGCGCTGGTGCTCGCGGTCCGGGATGGACTCCGTGCTGAGCGGCTTCTCGAACCGCTGCTCGCCCACCTCGCCCGCGGCGAGCGCGTATGCCGTGCCCGCGGCGACCCGGTTCGACCCGTGGAAGGTGAGGCCGAACGACGCGGCGACCGACTCGAAGTCCTTCCCGTACACGAGCCGCAGCTTGAGCAGCTGCGCCGGGTTGAGGAGCCACGTGTTGATCTCGACGCCCAGCTCCTGCTGATCGGCGAGGGTCTGCACCGCGGCGAAGTCCGCGGCCGGCCAGTCCTCGGCGCTCGACTGTCCGGCGCCAGCGGTGACGACGGTGCCCCAGTTGGAGCCGATGACGGTCTGCGAGCCGATGCCCGCGATGGCCGCGTCGACGGTCGCGATCGCGCGGGCGTCCTGGCGGCGGATCATCGCGTTGATGAGCTTGCGGCCCTCGCGCTGGATCACGCCCTGGTCGTTGCGGTCGCGGGCCTCGTCGGTGACAAAGAACTTGCCACCGTGCTTCTCGACGGAGGCGACCTTCGGCTCGGCGTTCTCCGACGTGACGACGGGGAACTCGCCACCGGGGGCGACCTCCTGCACGTCACGGCTCGGGAACAGGTCGTTCAGCGTGAGCTGGTCGTAGATGACCGCCCCGCCGGAGACCCCGCCCGGGCTCGAGAAGATCAGCGGGCTGATGTAGTTCCGCAGCGTGAGGTCCGACAGGTACCGCGTGATGCGGGTCGGCTGCTGCAGCATGGTCTCCACCGTGATGGTGGATCCGTTGACGACGGGCGCCCCGAGCGGGTACGCCGATGCGTTCTGTGTCATGTCTGCTCTCCTCTCAGTAGAGCTCGATGTAGACGTCGTTGCCGGAGGTTCCGGCCGACCAGGCGCGGCCGCGGGCCTTGCCGGCGTTGAGCGTGACGGCTCGACCGCTGGCGCCGACCTCGACCTCGGCGCCGACGGCGATGTTGCCGCCCGCCGTCACGGGGACGATCTCTCCCGGGCGGCGGAGGACGTGGAGCTTCGCGCCCACGGCGGTGTCACGCGAGGCGACGCCGACGCTCAGGCCCGCTGCCGTGGCCGTCACGACCGTGATCGGCGTGCCTGCGGCGACGTCGAGCGCGGCCGAGATGTTGACGAACGTCTTGCCCGTCACACCCCCGGCGCCGGCCGTCGCGGTGATGTCGCTTCCCGGGCTGTACGCCGGGATCGCTTCGTTGGTCATGATGAGGTTCCTCTCAGCGCTTCCAGTGCGCGGGGTAAGCGTCGTCGGCGGATGCCTCGCCGACGCCGTGACCGATCTCGTCCACGGGCAGCGCCGTGTTCTTCTGCAGCGACGCGAGCGCGACGGTCGTGCCCGCCTCGTCCTTGTCGAGCATCGAGCGGAAGTGCGCGCTCGATGTCGGCGAGATGCGTCCGTCGGCGAGCGCCGACGCGATGACCGCGTCGCGGCGCGTGCGGTCCTGCTCTGCGCGTGCCTCGGCGCCGAGTCGGGCGTTCTCGCGCATCTCGGCGAGCACGGTCGCGTCGATCGCGACGATGCCCTCGGGCAGCGCTGCGACGGGGGTGCTGATGGCGGGAGCCTGCGAGGTCGCCGAGGCGGATGCGGCGGGCGCCGTCTCCTCCGGGGCAGCAGCATCGGTCGTGCCGAGCCGCTCGTTGGCGCCAGCCTGGGGGTCGTCGTTTGCCACGACGGTCTCCTTTCGGTTGGGGGTACCCGGCTCGGACGAGCGCGGGGGCTTGGGAACCGTCGCGCGCGCGGACGCGGCGGCGGCACGGACGCGAGCTGAGGAGTCCTCAGCGGTGCCGTCCTCTGTCTCGACGGAGAGGATGACGACGTCGAGGTCGTCGTCCTCCTCAGTGCCGACGGTCGCGGCGGGGCCAGCATCGGGCACGACCCCGACACGATCCGCGAGACCAAGCTCGACGGTCGCCGTCGCCGTCAGCCATGTCTCCTGTTCGAGGAGCGTCACCCAGTCCTGGTCGCCGGCCTTCTCGGCATAGACCTCGATCATCGAAGCCTGCAGCGTGTCGAGGAACTCCGCGGACTTCCGCATGTCGGCCGCGTTGCCCCACGCGATGACCGACGGCGAGTGGATCATCATCTGGCTTCCGGGGCTCATGACCGTCTCGTCGCAGCTCGCCGCGATGAACGACGCGGCGGATGCCGCGATCCCGTCAACGACAGCAGTCACGCTCGCGCGGTGCGCGCCCAGCATGTTGAGGATGGCCATCGCCTCCCACACCTCACCGCCCGGCGAGTTGATGCGGAGCACGATCTGCTCGACGGACGCGGGCAGCGCGTCGAGGACTCGTGCGACGTCCTCGGTGGAGATGCCCCACCATCCGCCCCACGAGTCGATCGGGCCGTACATGCGGATCGTAGCCACCGTGGCGTCGCCTTCCGTCGCGGTGGGCGCCGTCACTGCGGAGAAGAACTCAGCCTTCGCCTTCGGCGGTTCCATCGAGCCCCAGTAGCGGCGCACCTGGCGCTCTTCGCCGTCGGCGCGCGCGGGCGCTGCGGCAGTTGTTCGAGTGGTCACGAGGCCTCCTGGCTCTGATCGGGCTGTTCATCGGGATTGATCGACGCGCCTGCCTGGCGTGCCAGCTCGCGCGCCTCGCGTCGGGTGAGCACTGAACCGACGCCGAGGTATGACTTCTGCACAACCTCCGCGACGGCGCGAGCAGCGCGCGGATCGGTGGTCGAGGAGTCGGCGTTGGCTCTGACGGGGATGCCGTACTGCGCGCGCAGGTGCGCCTCGAGCGCCGGGTCCCACCGGACCGCACCGGAGTCCAGCAGCGCCCGGATCGCCTCAGCGGTCGCCGGGTGCTCGTTGCCGATCTTTGGTGGAACGAGCCGCGGCGCGGGTTCGTTCGGTCCCCAGTTCGCGTCGACGAGGTCCTCGACGACGTGCTGCTGGGTGACCGTCGCGATGTGCCGAGCAACCGCGTTCAGCGACTTGGTGAAGAAATCGCGGAACGTGTCGCCGAGCGCGTAGGAGCCGGTCGAGTTGTCGCCGCCGAGGCTGAGGAAGTTCGTCAGTCCGGCGCGGCCGATCTGCTCGTCGTAGTAGCGGATCTGCTTGTCGAGGTCGGGGAGGTTGCCCTCGACGCCCGTCATCGTGAGCGTCGCACCGTGCGGGAGCGAGGCTCCCGCGGTGTCGCCGGCCCGAGCGCCCTTCGCGATCTGCAGACCACGCTCGATCTCGGCGTCCATCCACTCGAGCACCTTCGCGTCGTCCGTGAAGTCGGGCGGCGGGGCGCTGGTGTAGATCGGCAGGCCGAGCCCGTTCCGGTCGGACGCGAGCGCTTGCACGCGCAGCGCGCGGTCCTTCAGCACCCACATCTTGTAGGCCGGACGGAGCAGCGACACACCAGCCCAGTTCGCGCCTTCCCGCTGGTGCACGTAGACCACGAGACGCCCGACAGGGATCTGCACGTCCCCGAGCGTCGTCAAGATGAACGAGGCTCGCCTGGGGTCGGTGCTGGACAGAGCGATGCCGTACTGGCGGATGCCGACGAGGCCACCGTCACGCTCGACGTCGAAGCTCGCGATCGTGCGCGGCGGGCGCCATGCCAACTTGTGGAGGTGCGCCAGGCCGAACGCGTCGACCTCGTACACCTGCTCGAACACCGAGTGCCCGTAGGCCAGCTCGAGCAAAGCGAGCCGGAGGTGGTCGTCCCAGGCGAACCGTCCCTTCGTGCGCAGCGGCGCTTCCCACGGCACGCCCTTGATCCCGAGCCCGAGGTCGCGGGAGACATGCTGAGCGACCTCCGGCCGAACGCCGGTCGCGTCGAGTTGCCAGTCGGACTCGAGCAGCGGGAGCGTTACTGCCAGCAGCATCGATGCCACCTGCGGGTCGTCGCGCCGCATCCGGTCGACGAGGTCAATCGACTTCGGCCACTGGAAGTTCGGGTCTGACTCCGCCTCGTCGATCAGAGTCGACCACCGCGCGAGCGGAGCCGTCTGGTAGCCGATCTCAGCCAAGGGGAACCTCCTGATTGGGGTCAAGTGACGGCGAGGTCTCCCCAGCCGGACGGTGTCGTCACCACCCGAGCGACGATCCGTGCGGCGGGGGGCGGGGGTGCGGGCTTTTTCTTCTTGGGCGGCGGGAACGACTCGAGCGCGACGAGCGCGTTCGTGACCGCGATCACCGGAGAGATGTCGACAGGTGCGCCGAAGCGATCCCACACGGGCATGCCGCTCAGGTCCTTCGTCGTGCCGTTCGCGACGGCGAGGTTCAGCGGGCCCTGCGAGCGGTGCCGGATCTTGTCGGCGCGGATGCGCTTGTTGAGCCGGTCGGCCGAGTTGAGGAGCACCGTGCCTGAGATCGACACGATGTCGAACCCGGCCTCCGTGAGGTCGTCGATGAGGTCGGCCGCAGCGCAGCCCTTCGTCTGCAGCGCAACCTGTGTGATGCCCGTCTTGGCGCGGACGGCCTTCGCGTGCTTCACGACCCACGACATGCCGGTGCGCTGAGCGATCAGCTCGAGGTGCACGCGCCCGTCGGGCCGATAGCCGGCAACGCCGATCACGCTCGACGTGGTCCGCTTCGACGTCATCACGTCGATGCCCATCACCATCCGGGAGTCGGCGGCGATCGCCGACCCTGCGACGACAACGTTCCCGTCTGCGTCGACGCTCGGAGCGTCGGCCGACTTGGACCATTCGTCGCCCTGCAGGAACGGGTCGACGCGTGAGAGGACCCACTGGCACAGCACCTCTGTGCGGTAGCCGGCATCCGTCATGCTGCGGATGTCGGCGAGCGCTGAGGCGACCGTCATCGAGCCGTAGCCGATGGACGGATTCGCGGCGAGGATGCCGTTGACGTCGTCCTTGTCGCACCCGTCGGGCGCGGACCACTCGAGCAGACCGAGCGAGGTGTCGTGGTTGTTCGCGTACTCCTCGATGCTCTGCATGCCCGAGTCGACGTACTGCTCCCATGACTTCAGGTCGTCGAGTCCCGCCGTCCGCTGCTGCAGGAGCACGACGGCCGTCGCGTCGCCCGCGTTCGAGAAGCCGATGAGCATGCCGTTCCAGAACGACTTCGACGTCTGCGACACCGCGTTCCAGCCCGACCAGTCGCGCTGCTCACGCAGCTCGTCCATGAGGACGCGGGCCGCGGGCTTGCCTCGGGCGTTCTTCGCCGCGCGGATCTCGTAGTGGGCGCGGGATCGCGCGGTGATGCGCTCCTTGCCGTTGGTGTCGGTGACCTTCGCTGTCGCGTCCTGCAGCGCTTCGATCGCCAGCTCGCGGTCCTCGTCCGTCTCCGGCTTCGGGTCGCACCAGAGCTTCACGACGTCCCACGGCTCGCGTGCGATGTCGAGTGTCTGGGCGACGCCCACGACCTTGAACTTCATCGGGGGGACGCGGTCCGGGCGGCGAGCCGACTCGACGAACAGCCACCACGCGGCGAGCACGCTCGCGACGGTCGTCTTGCCCTGCTGGCGCGCGACGAGGACCATCACTCGACGGAATCGGTACTCACCGTTCGACAGAAGCTCAAGCGCACGGATGAGCAGAGCCCGCTGCCACGGGTAGAGCGTTACGCCGAGGATCTCCTCCGCGAACTCGATCACCTCGAAGCCGAGCGAGGTCTCCGGCGTCAGAACCCGCAACGGCACGGTGCCGAGACGCGGCTCCGTGTTGCCGACGTGGAGCGCGTCGACCTGCGGTGCGATCGCGTAGACGGTGTCGAGATACTCCGGCGACTGCCACCACTCAGGGTGCGCGTCAACGACAGCCCGCACCGCATCGGTCTGATCGAGGAGAAGCGACACGCGTCCTCCTCTCACTCCGCTACGCCGAGATGCCCTTCCGGGCCTTGAAGTCAGCGAGGCTGTTCGGCGTCGCGGCGGGCTCGTCGCTCGCGACGTCGACCACCTCCGCGGCATCCGGCTTCTTGGCCGGCGGCTTCGTCACGGGCTCGGCGGTGCCCTTCGGCCGGCCAGTTGCGTTGAGCACCGCACGGACGTCTTTCAGCGCATTCCGGTACTCGATCCGCGGCCGCGATCCGCCTCCCTCGTCCAGCTCGTCTGCGAGCGAGCGGAGCAGCTCGACAAGGGGTGCTTCCTCGGGCACCTGAGCGAGGCCCGTGGACCGCAACATCCGCGTCAATGCGGCCCTGTGCGGCCGTTCCGACTTCCTCGGCGACATCGGGCACCCCCTGGTAGAAAATCGGGCGATCTGAGCCCGGGGAGAGAGGACCGCTCCCCCGGTGGTGGTCCGCCCCCAGGTCGGGATGCTGGATTTTTCAGGGGGTGGGGGTTGCGACCTCGGTGCATCCGGGGTTGCAGGGTTGCCCGATGGTGTGGTCGTGCAGCACGACGTGGGCGCCGCCCCATGGGATGCCGTCCACGGTCAGCGGGTGAGGACAGGGCGTCCGCAGGTGAGCGTGCGCCAGAGGGACCGGTGTCGCCACTCCCCCGGGCGGATGACCACGACGCCGTCACAGCAGACGCAGCGGGCGTCGGCCGAACCGTGCAGCGGGAGGTACACGCGGTCCCACGCCGGCTGGTGGGGCGGGCGCACGGGGAGTGCTGACCACCGGCTCGCCTCGGCCGGGCCAGAGGGGCGCGCGGGCTCGGGCGGCCAGTTGGTCTTGGCGCGCTGCTCGGGCGGGAGGTAGAGCGGATGCCCGGCCTGCTCCCAGGGGTGCTGCGGGTGGTAGGCGTCGGTGCCGTCGGCGTCCAGCTCGCGGCCGCTCACGACGCGCTCGCAGGGAGCAGCTCGTCCGGCATGTCTTCGCAGTTGATGCGGACGCCTGTCTCGGGGTGGACCCACTGGTGCGGCATGGGGTCGTGTCGGTAGTCAGTCAACGGCTGTCTCCTCGTCGGTGCGTCCGCCTCGGAGGACGGCGGCGGTGGTGCGGAGGTCTTCGAGGGAGCGGCAGGGGAAGCGGGACACGGGGTGGTGTTGGCGGCAGCGTGGGCAGAGGGGACCGAGGACGTCGAGTGGAACCCCGACGTCGGTCACTGCCCGAGCCCGTAGCTCATGTGGTGCACGTGCGCCCCGCCGTCAGCGTGCTCGATGGATTCCCCCGGACGGCCGACAGCCGTGGCGTCGCAGTCCGGGCAGGCGAGGACCACCCAACCCGGCTCGAGGTCGGCGGGTAGATCGGCCGGCGCGGCGTTGGGGACGTCGGGGTCCACCCGGTCGGCGACCTCACGCAGCGCGGCGGCGATCGCGTGGCCCAGGGAGTCGGGACCCACCGAGTAGCGGACCACGCCCGGGTCGCGCGCCTCGGCGTCGACCTGCACCGGGAGCGTGAACTCGGCGACCTCGACGCCCTGCGCGGACGAGATCCCGATCAGCACCGTGCCCTTGATCGTGGCGAGCGTCATCATCGCGTCGGCCAGGCGAAGCGGCGAGGGCCTTCTCCCGCGCTGACGGACGTCACCCAGAGTGTGTCGTTGCCGTCGAGGAACACCTGGCCGTTGACGGACGACTCGGGCGTGGTACCCCAGCAGCGGACGATGAGCATCGGGTAGACGTCGCCCGGGTCGACACGGTTGCCGACGTGCACCTGCTCGCCCATCGGCTTCTGCCGGTCCGCATACCGCGGGTTGTGGGCTGCGGAGACCGCGTCGGCGCGGCGGCGGTTGACCTGCTCCGCGTCGTGCTCGGAGAGCGTGTAGTGGACGATGCGACCGATCGTCGGGACCGGGGCAGTTGCGTTGATGTCGGACATGACGCCTCCTCAGGCGGTTGATGCGGTGCTACCCAACCCGGCGATCGCGCTGGGAAGCTGTGTGCTGGCCGTCAGGCCCAGACGCGGGACGGGATGCCGAGGTCGACGACCGGTGCGCCGTTCCCTCGCTCCCGGTTGCAGCCCGCGTGCGAGGGGCGCTTGTTGTCCGGGTCGTCCTGCAGGTGCGGGTGCGTCGACACCGGCCAGTAGTGGTCCTCTTGGAACCGGTCGTCGTTGCCGTAGTCGTCGTACGCCGCCTCGTAGTCGATCGGGAGATCGCAGATCCAGCAGGGCTCGTCGTTCGCTTCGCACTCGGCGCGGAAGTCCTTCCGCTGCTTGTGCTGGCGGCGGGTGTTCGTTCTGGCGCCGGCCACCGTGTGCCCCTTCCGTGGAGCCCCTCGGCCGGGAGAGCTGCCGCGGTGCCCTGGGAAGCGCCAGCGGGTCCGTCGGGGGCGACGGTGCTCGATCCCGGCCGAGGGATCCTGTCGAGTCGGTTCGGTGTGCGCGAACGGCGAGAGCCGGTCTGCACGAGCACGACCCGGGATGAAGGGGTTCGTCTCAGCGGACCGGCTCTCGCCGTATCTGGCACCACCACGCGCCGACGGTCCCTGTGCACTGCCAGGAACCGCCAACACTGACGTTAGGCTCTGTCACCGCTCCGAACGCAAGTACGTGCGTCAGATCGGCGTGTCGCAGCGCGCAATCACGGTGTGGTGCAGTCGCACTCGCATGGGAGGAGACGGCTCGTGCGGTCGTCGCGCATGCTCTGCATGCAGCTCGTGCAACGGTCGAATGCGCACTCGACGCAACGCACCACGCCGTCGACAGCGAGGATGCGGTCGAGCAGTTCGGCGGTGATCTCAAGCTCGGCCATGATTCGCTCGTCGCTCACGCCGGCGTTGCGGAATGCTTCGACGTCGCGCCGCACTGATCGGCGGTGTTCCCGGGCTGCGCGGCGGGCGGCGGCGCCGAGGGCCTGGACAGCTGCGGTTCGGTCTGTAGGGTTGTCTGAGCCCATCGGTACTCTCCTGAGTGTTGGGTGGTGGAGCGGCTCCCGTGATGTCCAGTCCCGGAGCCGCTCCGTCGTTTCGCCAGCAGATCGCTCGGCATGTCTGACGTTAAGGACGGCCTCCGACAGGCGCAACACGCCCTGTGGATAACTGTGTGGAAAGCCTGTGCGAAACGCCGCACTTCCTGTGTACAACTCCTGTGAACAAGTCATCGGTTGACGCAGTGCCGCGTAGCGAATCCGCGGTCTGATCAGGCACATCGCATTTCACAGCCTGTGGAGACAGCGCGGGACGTAGTCCATGACCACCTTCCAGTCCGGATTGATACCTGTGCACAATTCCGCGCGCCCGACTATCGACCACAGCACGGCATCTCGCTAGAGTCCCCGCATGGCCTCAACCGACTTCGACCCGGACGGACTCGTGCAGGCGAAGCGATTGATCAAGGAGCTTGAGGATCACCTCGAAGATCAGCTCGTGGACGAGGACCACCCCGACCACCTTCTCGATGAGAGGAAGATGCTGCGAGTGCTCCGGATCCTCGCCGATCAGGTCGAGATGCTGCGCGAGGAGTGAGGCCCGCTCGGCTGAGTCGTCACGGCGGCATCCGCTCGAGCTGCTGCGATGCAGTCCCCGCACGTCACCTTCGCGGCATCCCGTGGGACCGGCACGATGGGCGCCTTCGAGCGGCCGCAGTAACCACGGCCAGCGACCGGCCCTGACGCGCACACCCGTTTGTTGTCCGGCGTCGAGACGCGCACGGGAGCGTGCGACTTCCACCACTGCGCGATCGGCCCGTTGCTCACGACGTCGCCTCCTGCGGCACGAGGAGTGGACCCTCGGTCGGGTCGATCACGTGCAGTCCGGCGTGCCCGTAGTCCCGCTCACACCATCTCCCGTCGTCGAGGATGCAGACCCGGATACCGTCGATCTCGGCATAGCTGATCGTGAAGCCGTTCACGGCTTGCATCCCTCGTGCACCACGAACCCGTCGATCGTCTCGACGAAATCGACCTCTCCGATGACCTCGCCGCATCCGGCGCACGTCCGAGGGCTCACGACTCCCCCATCCCGCACAGACACGCCGCCGAGCAAGCGGAGCTGTGATCGTGCGCCGTGTCGATGTCGCAGCGCGGCGACCGGCACGGGCGAGGCGGCTCGGCGTCGAGGCGTGCCTTCGCGGCGCGCACGACGGCAGCGAACGCGTCGAGAGCCTCGGCCGACATCGGCTCGTCGCCGAGAACTTGCACGGGCTCGCCGTCGACGATCACCGTCCTGCAGTGTGCGCTCATCGCCGCCAGTCCCACTCGTCGAGGACGGTCGCCCCGCAGACGTCGCATGTCCACAGGATCGGCCACCGCCCGAGGTCGACGACCGGACCCTCAGCGCCTGTCAGCGACCAGTCATGCCCGCAGTAGAGGATCACGTCGGCCGAGTCCGCCTCCCTCCAGTCGTTCGACCAGACGCTCGTGCGAACGACGAGAGCGAACGACAGCCGCGTGAATGGATCCCGGCTGCTCGTCGTCGAACCGAGGGCCTCCGTCCGCTCGCAGAGGTTCAAGTGTTCCTGCGCATCGGCTCGCGTTCCGACCGACTGTCGACGCCACACGCTGCCGTCGGAGAACCGCGCCTCGACACCGTAGTCGACGCTCATCGTGCGGCCTCCGCAGCTTCGAGACCGGCGCGGAAGAGATCACGAGCCCCAGACACCGACAGGGCGTTCGCGCGGGCGTACATCGCCCGTGCGGCCGCATCCACCATCGCATCGGTGATCGTCCCCTGTCGGCGGAACCCGGCGGCCACCAGCATCCGTGCACGGTGCTCCGGCATGCTGTCCTCGACGGCCTCCCCGCAGAAAGCGCAGTGCGTCTTCGGTATGACATCGCTCGCGAAGTAGTGCGAGTTGATGATCGCGTAAGCGACAATCGCGTCCGACTCCGGGCCGGGCTTGGCATCCACCTCAGCCACAATCCGAGGCGAGACACTCGCATGCCGCGTCCACTGGTCAACGCGAGGCGGAATCCCAAGGATCGAGCCGTCGTCGTTCACGTCCAGATCGCCGTTGTCCGGCGCTTCCCGTTCGTCGGCGGGGACCGGCTCATCCAGCCGCTCTCGCGCTTTCGCGTTCGCGATTGCCCGCGCCGTCGAAGGTGTCCCATCCCACAGAGCGTCGAGAGGGTGGGCGGGGACCGGCTCATCGAGCAGGGCGCGGAGAGCGTCAGCGATCTGGTCCAGTACACGCGAGTCGATTCCGCCGTCCCCGTAGGACGAGTTGTCCTCGATCGCGGCCAGTGCGGCGCGGGCTTCGTCGCGGGCGCTCATCGTCGAGCCCCGTCCTGGCCGCAGCGTGCGCAGGGGATGACGTGGCGATCCCGCCAGTCGTCGGCGTGATCGCGGATCTCTTCGGTGCAGTGCTCGCAGCACGGGTAGCGCGTCGGCTCGGCCTCCTCGGTCGGCATGTCCTCCGCCGACGCCGGCTCTGCAGCCAGCGCCTCCTCGACAAAGTCAAGCGCCTGCGACACGTCGACCGGGTCGAGCCCACGGATGCGATCCCAGACCGCCTCCGCACGGGCGCGGTCGCCGTTCGTGAGTGCGAGGAGGCCGATCGCGACGCCCTTCGCTCCGATGTTGTACCCCATCAGTCCTGTCCCTTCTCGTAGGTTTCGTCGAGCAGATCGAGCAGCCCGCCCGACGGGACGACCTCGCCGGATGCCGCGACCTTGACCGTCTGCCCGTTCGCCGCGCGCCACGCATTGAGCGCCACGCACTGCGGGTCCTCGACGACGATGCGAGCCCGCTTCCCGTGCCAGACCATGCACGTGAGCGCGGTCTCGTCGGGGTTGTCGGCCCACAGGCCGCCCGTGCTGCCGTCCTCGAACAGCACCGAATGCCAGATGTGCCGGCCACTGATCCGGTTCCCCATCCGGTCGTGCACGCACGTGTCGATGTCGTGCTCGCTGAGCCAGTCGGAGATCATCAGGCCGCGCTCGACGGCCTCCGCATCCGTTGCCGTCTGTCCGGCGATCGGCGCCCATTCCCGGATCTGCTCGGCCATGGCCCACAGCCGGTCCATCCAGGCGGTCTCTTGCGCTGCCGTGATCATCCTTGGATTCCTTCCCGCATCTTCCGCATCCGGAGCTGGTGCACCGGATCCGCCATCAGTCGCGCCCGCCAGTAGGCGAGCAGCACGTCCTCTCGCACGACCCGGACGCGCTGGCCGTCGCGCACGTCCCAGCCCATTTCGAGCCCGTGCTTGCGCCACCGCCACAGCGTCCGCACCGACCGGTGCACCCGCGCCGCGGCCTCGCGGTACGTCAGCTCACGGATCTCCTCAGGCACGGTGCACCTCGCCGCAGTCCTGGCAGCGTGAGACGACGTCGCCGCCCCAGAGCTGCGTGCGCACCGCGAGAGCGCCGCAGAGCATGCAACGGCGAGCGGGCGACCGCGGGATCGTCGGCACGCGGCGGTCCGGGTCGCCGTACTGGCCGTGCGCGGCCCGCACCTGTGCGAACAGGTGGTCCTCGGTGTCGCCGAGCTGGGCGAGCGGCGCGATCCACTCGACGCGGTCGACGAGCCACCCGACGATCACGATCGCGTCGCGACGGACGTCGGCCGTCGTGCGAATGCCGGCGACCTCACCACGGGCCCGCCAGCGAGCGACTCCGGGGAGCGGGGCGAGTGGCGCAGGCACGAGGTCCTGCACGTTGTCGGCGTACTGGACGAGCGCCGCCCAGAGGTCGTCGACAGCGTCGATCACCTCAACACGGAACGGGACGGGCGCGCCGTCACGCGACGTCTGCACCCGCACCGCCTGGTAGTCGAACGCGGAGATCGACACTGCCTCCGCGCGCATCAGATCGAGCAACCCCGGGATCTGGTCCAGGTGCCACGTCCAGCGCTGAATCCACCGCTTCCACTGGTCCTCAGGCGTGAGAACCAGAGCCTCGAGCACCTCAGGCACGGGCGACCTCCACCGCGAGGAGACGTTCAGCCTTCGACGCCTCGACATTGTCGGCGAAGACGCCCTTGCGATCGCCGCTGCGGCCGTAGATCAGGTCACCGATACGGCTGCGATGCACACCGGATGCGGTCGCGATCGCGTCGAGAGTCATGCCGCCAGCCATCAGCGTGCGCACGTGCTCACGGACCGGCGCCGCGTCCACTCGCGGTGCAGCGGCCGGAACGCCGGCTTCCCGACGTCGGCGGCGCTCCTCGGCGAGCATCGCGTCGGTGCACGACACCTCGGCCGGGCATGCGCTGCGGCCGCGGCATCCGAGCTGGTATCCGTACGGCGTGCCGTGATGCACAGCCTCGAGCGGCTCGGCGCGGCGCCTCGCTTTGTACTGCCGGTGATACTCGCGGTTTGCCGCGACGCACTCCTCACGGCGGCATCCGCGGGCGTAGCAGGCGTTCGTGCCGTGCGGCTGCAGCTTCTCGGGCGATCGCCTCCTCGTGGCCGGACGATGCGCGGTGAGCTTCAGCTCGCGGCGCAGTCGGCCGACCTCGCTGTGATGCAGCCCGAGCTTTTCGCCGATCTGCCGGTCCGTGAGGCCCTCAGCGTGCGCCTCTGCGACCTCTGGGCGGCGATCGCGGCGGCGCTGGTAGACGGTCCGCTTGCGTGCTGCCCGTTCCTTGCGGTGAGCGGGCAGCTTGAGGTCGCGCCGGAGCGTCCCGGCGTAGGCCGGCGCGATGCCCAGCTCAGCAGCCACCTCGTCGTCGCGGAGACCCTGCGCGTGGAGCCGTGCGACGTCGGCGCGACGGTCCTTGCGGGGCCGCAGCTCACGGCCGACACGCGGGATGCGCGCGACGACGACAGGGGCGAGCCCGAGATGACGACGGACCCGACCCACGGTGTCGCGGGAGATCCCAATCTGCTCGGCGATCTGCCCGTCGTCCAGGCCCTCACCGCGTAGCCGCGCGATCTCGGCGGCGTGCGCGGTGGCGGCAGTCGCGCGCGGCTCGCGCGGCGGCTTCGGAGCCTTCGGTGGGCGAGGTGCTCGGACCGCCCGCACGCGCGCCGGCTTCCTGGCCGCGGCCTCCCGGCGCCGCTCGGCGATCGCTGCCTGACGGTCGCGCTGCCGGGTGGCCTCACGCTCAGCTTCGTCGCGGGCGGCGATCTCGGCCGCGGTCATGCCGGCGTCGATCAGCTTCCGGAACGAGTAGTCGCCCTGGTAGCGGCGGTAGACGTCGCGGCAGGCGATCGCGGATCCGCACGCCGAGCCGTGGCATCCCTGGCGGTAGCCGTCGACGGTGCCGTGCGGGAACGAGGGGTCGTAGAGGTCGAAGGTGCGGCTCACAGTTCCACCACCGAGTAGAGGTCCTCGAACACCGCGGGGGCGGCGAACTCGTGGCGGCATGCCTGGCACACCGCGGACTCGCCAAGGAGGTTTAGGACCAGGAGTCGGGCCTCGATCGAGCTGCGCGCACGGGGCAGGCAGTCGGCGCAGATGAGCGACGTCGCCGGGCAGCAGGCCATCGAGCCCGCGTAGGCCGCTCGGCGCCCGCAGCTCTCGCACCCTGCGATGTCGCCAGCGCGGGACGCCAGCTCGCGGAACGCTTCCTCGTCGTGGATGCCGAATCGCACGACCTCGTCGCGCTCTGCAGGCGACATCTCGGCGGCGCTCACAGCTCGTCCTCGGCGAGGAAGTCGGTGACCTCGTGCCAGCGCTCGGCGATGGTGTCGAACTTCGCCCGCTCCTCGCGCTCCTGCTCGACGAGCGCGTTGAACGCGTCGACGTCCATCTCGGACTCGATCTCGTCACGGATCAGCGTCACGAGGTCCTCGGGGCGCACCGCGTCCAGCTCCCAGGACTCGTCTCCGTACCGGTCGCGATACGACTCGAACCGTGAGTCGGTCACTTTCGCCGGGTTCGGCGGCGGGTTGAGGTCCTCGATCTGGCCCATGTTGAGGGCGATGCGCCGCACCTCGATCGGGCGCTCGGCGAAGAGGTTCAGCCGGTCGGCGATGTCTCGGGTCATGTCGATGCCGGACGGGTCGTGGTCCCCGAGGTGAAGGATCAGCGGGTCCTGCCCGTGCACCGCTGAGATCTCGCGGAGGCGGCGGCCAGCGGCCCACATCTCCGACTGCGAGACGTACCCCTTGCAGGCGAAGTAGCCGACGCGGAGTCCGCCGCATGCGCGAGAGGCGACTTCCTCGAGCGCCTGCTTCTCGACCCACACCTCAATGCGGCGCGTCTGGTCCTGCCAGAGATCGAGTGAGTAGCCCCACTTCGCGTTGCGGATCAGCTCGGCCTGCTCGGCGGGCGTGTGTCCGGCCCAGCTCGTGCCGTGCGCCTCGCGGCCGCGGTCCTCGATGTGCGACCAGTCCATGATCCCCGCGAGTCGCGCGTCGTTGACGATGCGACCGAGTCGGTTGTAGCTCTTCTCGCTGTTCGGGATCAGGTCACGTGCGACGAACTGGTAATAGAGCTGGCGCAGCGAGAGGTTGAACCCACGCGCGCGATAGTCCGATGCGATGGCGTCCGCCTGGCGCATCATCTCGAGCGTCTCGGGACGGAACGCCCGGAGATCGGTGTAGGCGATGCGAGGCATCAGATCAGTCCTGCCTGTCGGAGCTTGGTCTCGGCGAGCGAGACGCGCTGGAAGACATCGACGTCGCCGCCGTTGTCGGGGTGTGCGGCACGCTGCGCCTCGCGGAAGATGCGCGGTGTCCACGTCTCGGCCGGCTCGTAACCGGCGACCTCACGGATGAATGCCGCTGCCTGGTGCGCGTTCGCGAACCCCTGGGGCGCCGCGGTGGCCTCGATCGCGAGGAAGCCGCGGTACTGCTCGCCGCGCTTCGTGACGCCGTAGCGGTCGACCTTGCGCAGCGCCTCGAGCACGAGCGCCACCGCGCGCAGGTTGTCCTGCCAGCTGGTGAAGGTGTCGCAGGGGTACGAGAGATGCCCGAACTTCGAGTCGAGCGAGACGATCACGCCGGGATGCTCCGGCACCGCGTTGGCCCGCGGCCGCCCGTCGAGGCGCCAGGCATCCGTCCCCGCGGGGATGGCGATTAGCATCTCGAGCGAGTCGCGCTGCTCGCGGTTCTCGGTCAGGTGCCAGACCTCACGGTCGAGCACCTGGAGCGTGTCGCGCAGTCCGGCCTTGAACTTCGATGAGATACGGGTGCGGGTGAGTTCGCCCGGCCACTCGCGGATCGGCGCCGCCTTCAGGCTTGCCGGCCAGTCGCTCATGCTGCACCCCCGACGACCTCGTGGTCGACGCGGGAGCAGCCGCACGGGTGCTCCTCGACGTCGTCCCCGTCAACCAGCGCGATACCGGTGCACGCGCCGTGCTTCTCCTCCTTGCACTCCCGGCAGATCGGGGCGACGTCGAACCGGTGGGATGGTGTTGCGCGTCCGCAGGTGACAGCGTCAGGGTCTGTCGTGAGCCGGTCGACCTTCGGGAGGTCCTCGACCTCACGGCCGCAGCACGGCAGCGGGGAGAGGTCGGAGCCGGGCATCGCGTGGACGACCTCGGCCCATGCGCGCTTGTCGTTCTCGAGGTCCGCCTTCGCCAGCTCGGCGACGCGCACCAGCTCGGCAGCGAGGATGATCGCCTCGTCGGCTGTGTAGTGCTCCCGCTTGCGGCGCACGCGCAGCTGGACGCCGTACTCGTCCGACGGCTCAACCTCGGCCACCGGCCGGGTCTCCGTCCGCTCGACCGCGATCATCGCTCGCCGTCCTTGCTCAGCCCGAGCGCTTCCCATACCTCGCCCGCGACGCCGACGCGCAGCTTGTCGAGGTCGTAGCCGACGTCATCCTTGGTCGAGTCGATGACCCAACCGGCGACGGTGATCAGGTTCGCGACGCGGAGCTGCTCGACGAGCGCGAGCGTCGCGTGCGCCTGGGCAGCCGCGATGAGGTTCGCAGCCGTGGCGGGTTCGTACGAGCCCGCGTCGTTGAGTTGCTGCGCCGCGCGCGCAGCACGGTCGATTCGTTCAGCCACGGTCGGACTCCTTCGTGTCGTAGCCGAGCGCCTGGCGGACCTCGGCGCGGGTCTGGTTGCGGCGCTCAAGGCGCACGATCGCGGCATCCGTCGTCGACCGCGGCGACGCCTCGTGCTCGAGCGCGTTCACGCCGAGCGTCAGGACCTTGAGCCGGTTCGAGAGCCGCAGCTCGGCGACGAGTTCGGCGAGCAGATCGACGATCCGCGGCGCCTTCGGCTTCGTGGTGGTGGGCATGGTGGTGGTTCCTTTCAGAGAGTGACCGCGGGTGCCCACGGCCAGGTTTGGTGCGGCCGGGACCGGTCGCGGCGGAAGAGCTTCTCGGGCCAGGCGCGGGCGTCACGGTCTCCGCGCCAGCGGACGACGTGGAACGGGCGCGAGCCGTGCTCCAGCTCCTTGCTCGCCGAGATACCGAGGCCGAACTCGGGCCAGCCGAGCAGCGCCGACGAGCCGCGGGGACGGAGGTCCCGCTCGCCGCGCGAGGACTGCGTGTGGCCGGCGTGAGCCTCGATGAGCATCGCGACGTTGCGGTCCCGCAGAGAGTCGAGAGCGGCGATCACCGGGGCCGCGTCGTCGTCGTCCTTGATCGAGCGAGGGACGAGCTTGTACAGCGGTCCGATGAGCAGCAGATCCGGGCGCGTCTCGTCGACGAGCCGGTGCACCATTCCGAGGTCCTGCGGCCGGGTGATGTCGATCTGCTTCGTCAGGCAGTGGATTGCGACGTTCTCAAGCGGGTCGCCATTGCCGAGCAGCGCAGCCTGCGCCGCCATGTCGCGGACCGCGCGACGCCACTGCCGCTCGCTGTTCTCCGCGTCGACGACGAGGACCTTGACGGGATCGATCGGTGAGAACCGGAACGGGTGGATGCCCGCCGCGGAGAGCACTGCGATCTGTCGGAGGAACGTCGACTTGCCGCCACCCTCGGAGCCGGTGAGCACGAGACGGTCGCGGCGCTCGAGCAGCCCCGGCACCGCCCAGTCGTACTGGTCGACCTCGGGAGCGACGTCGAGCACTTCGCGCAGCGACCGTGCCCGGATGACACCGCCCGACATGTCGCGATCGCGGATCTTGCGGAGCGCCTCGATCGAGTCCTGCAGCGCGACGCCCGGCTCCCGCACCTCGAGCAGCCGGCGCCCGACGTTCTGCAGGTCCCGGATGAGCGCCGCCTCCCGCACGATGCGTGCGTAGTAGGGAGCGGACGTCGGAGCCGTGACCGCCGTCGACCAGGCGGTGAGGTCCCCGACGTCGATGCCGCGCACCTCCCACTCGGCGAGGTGATCCCAGACGGTGAGGTAGTCGACCGGCTCGCCCTTCGCGGCCATGCCGACGATGCCCCGGTAGATGTCTCCGAGCCGGAGGTCGGCGAAGTCGGCGGGGATGATCTCCTCGCGGACCGAGCGGAGCACTGCGGGGTCGAGCAGCAGCGAGCCGATGACGTGGCGCTCGGCGACGTCGGCCGGCGTGCCCGCGCTCACGATCCGTCCCCGCACATGCAGGAGCCGTCGACGGCTTTCTCGGTCCAGCAGCCCGGGCAGATCTCGCGGATGAGATCCATGCGCCCGGGCGGGCAGTGCTCGTGGACCCACGTCGCCTTGCCGCCGTCGAGCGGGTCAGGCTTGATGAAGTCGCCGACCTCGATCCAGCCCTCGCACGCGGGGCACTTCGTCGGGATCTTCGCTGCGACGCTCATCGGTTGAACGCCATCCACGAGTCGGGACCCTCAAGCTCCGACGACAGCGGAGCGGGAGCCGAGCCACCACCCGACGTCTCGACGCGAGGAGGAAGCGCCTCGTCCTCCCACGAGCCGCGGTTCAGCCACGTCGCCGGATGAGGGATGAACTGCTTCGGCGGCAGGTTCGGATCCGCAGCGAACCGGCGAGCCGCCTCAACGATCTCCACTGCGCTCGCCCGCTTCACCGCCTTGTCGAACGCCGCGCGCGCATCCTCCTTCGCGACCTTCCGCGGATACGCGAGATAGAACTCCGCGAACGTCGGGACGGGCGCCGGAGGCTCCACCAGCTCATCGCCAGAGAACAGACCGTGATCTCCTGACAGATGGTCTTCGGAGGAAATGGTGTTCTTAGTGGTGGATTCACCGCTAGCGGCTGAGCCGTCAGCGGGTGGCCCGCTAGCGGCTGATCCACCGGTAACGGAAAATCCGTCACCGGTCGCCGGATCCTGCAGCTCGTACTCAACCTCGTTGAATCGACCACCCTCACCGCGCGACTGCCCGACGCGGAGGTACCCGTACTCCTTCAGCTCCGCGAGAGCCGACTTGATCGCGTCGCGACCCTCGACGCCGGCCTTCTGCAGCCCCGCCACGGTGACGTGCCAGCCGACCCGGTGCGACATGATCTCCACGAGCAGCCCCCGTGCACGGCGTGACAGCCGGGCATCGCGCACCCACTCGTTCGGCACCTGCGTGAAGTGCCCCTCGAATTCGAGAGCGGTCCTTCGAACGCCCATCAGATAGATCCCTTCATCCCGACCAGCAGCGGACTCGCGTCCACCCACCGGTCCCATTCCTCAGGCCCGTAGACCTCACGCATCTGTGCGGCCGCAGCCGCAGCCGAGAGCCGGGCGACGCCGCCCTCGGGAGTGAGCAGCCCCCACGCCGCCCGGGTCCGGTTGAACATCGGCACCCGCTCCACACCGGCCACCCACGTGCGGACCTTCCAGCCGCACGCGAGCGCGACCGTCTGCAGGTCCGACTCGAACCGCATGTTGCAAAGGGCGCACGCCGTCGCCAGCTCGTGCGGCAGCGGCCGCACCTTCGAGCCGCCCGCCCCGACCCGCTGCCGGTGCTGCATCTCGAGCGGTGAGGTGCGAGCGCCGCACGAGACGCACGCCTGCCCATCGCGGAGCAGCACGAGCCCGCGGTCCTTCGGCGACGGCGCGACCATCAGATGCCCCGCCGTCCGGTCGGAGCGGGCATCCACGTCAGCTCGATCTGCTTCGCCATCGTCTGCACTCGCGACGTGTAGTCCGACAGCAGATTGCCCATCCGCCGCGAGTACTCGAACGCCGCGATCGCCACGTCGTACTCGTCCTGCAGCGCTGTCGTGTCGAGCACGATGTGCGCTGTCTGCTGGGGTCCCGGGAGGTTCGAGTACTTCAGCCGGGCCGCCGCCTTCGCCCGGTTGAGTCGGGATGCCGCCTGCCTCTTGAACGCCTCGGCTTTCAGGATCACGAGTGTCATCCGCGCAGCCATGCCTGAGACGGCCGCGAGTTCGGCGATGCACCAGTCCGGGGTCCGGATCTCCCCGTCCTCGAGCGCCGACGACGCCAGCAGCCGAGCGTCATCGGCATAGCCCTCGATCGACTCGACGTCGACCGGGTCGCCGTTCGGCCACACGAGCACCTCGTCATCGGCGAGCACCAGGACGTCAGACATCGAACGCACCCGCCTCGACGACCTCGACGCGATCGTCACGGTGACGCTCGAGCACGATCTCCGCACCGCCCTCGGTCTGCACCGTGAAGTGCATGACTCCCGGCATCCGAGACTCGCGCGGCAACGCCTGCACGACCGCCTGCTCGCCGCGCAGCTCTCCGACCGAGACGGTGTCCCCCGGCATGACCGCCCACACGGGGACCGCCCCCGGGACGACGACGCCTCCGCGCGTCATCCCGGGAGCACGGCGCCAGTCGACGCCGAGGATCGCACCGTGCCGAGTGCGCACGAGCGGAGCCTGATCCGTGGTGCTCATCGGACGAGCGCCTCCTCGTCGGCGGGCACGTCGGCCGTCGGCCAGTCACCCTCCGCAGGAGACGTGTTCTCCATCGCCGAGGGCTCATCTGCCGCGACAGGAGCGACCGCGGCATCCGCAGATGCCTCGACCGCAGCGGGCGCGTCAGTGGGCGCCGGAGCGGACAGCTCGTGCTTACGGACGTCCTTCGCCTCGACCAGCTCCGGCTCCTTGCCGAGCCCGAGCTTCACGACGTCGGTCCACACCTTCTGCAGCTCCGCCATCGTCCGCGCTCCCGCGATCGCAGCGAGCGCGTCCTCCAGGCCCGAGTCCTGCACGATTCCGGAGTGCGACCGCTCCCCCACGCCAGCGGCGAGGCCGAGCTGGTCCCAGAACCACGGCAGCGAGAAGTCGCCCGGGAGCTTCCGAGGCTCCGGGAGAGCGATGCGAGCCGAGCGGACACCCGTCAGCAGGAAGTGCCCACGCTCGTGCATCTCGATCACAGCCGACGCGTCGAACGGGAGCGTCTTGTGGCTCTGGATCTTCCACTCCTTCTCCTGCGTCGGCTGCCCGTTGCGCATCACCATGACGTTGTCGATGCGCGCGGTCACGACGACCGGCCCCTGGTGCCGGAGAAGTGGGTTGATGATCCCGGCCCACTGCGCCGCGGCCGCGTTCCACAGATCCGGCGTCACCGAGTAGTCCCCGGTCAACGGGTCCTGACGGCCCTTCGCCTTCCGGTTCGCGACTGCCTGCGCGTTGTCGACGATGAGGTTCCACGCCCGAGTCGCCGAGTCGAAGACGATCAGCGTCGGCTTCCCGTCGACGCGCGGCTCCGCCACCGCGTCCTCGACCGCGCCACGGATGCCCGCATAGGTTCCGTCGTGCAGGACGATGTCGAAGTCCGCACCCGGGATAGCCGAGTACTCGTCCGGGTCGTCCTCACCGACACCGATGTAGAGCGTCCGGCCGACGAGCGGCGAGGTCGAGCCGTGCAGAGCCGTCCACGTCTTGCCCGCCTTCTCCCGACCACCGAGCAGCACGACAGGCCACGACGGGAGCCCCGTCGGCTTCCTGGTCTGGAGCGCCATCAGAACACCTCCACACCGGTCAGGCGGGAGACGTCGGCGAGGTAGTACGCCGGAGGCTCGATCTCGGCCACCGGCCCTTCCTCGTCGTCAGCGCCCGGCCACACGTCGAACTCGACGCACGACTGGAACAGCTCGATCGCGTAGCGCATCCGCGCATACCCACCGGCCTGCCACTTCTCGCCGAGTTCGACGACCCGCACCTCGTACGGCGCCTCCTTCTCGACGAAGATCAGCCGCACCGGCTCCGCCTCGACGCCGAGCACCAGGCGCACCAGCAGCCGGTACACCTCGCCCTGCACGTCGTAGCCGAAGTCCTGGATCACGGCCCGGAGCTTGAACTCCCGCACGTCCGGCGTCGTCTTGACGTCGAACGGCAGCGCGCCGGCCAGCCCGTCCAGACGCCCGCGGAGCGGCACACCCGTCTCCGGGTCGATCGCGAACAGCGACACCTCCGTGCGCCGAGGCAGCTCGAGGATCGCGCGGGCCTTCGGGTTCCGCAGGATGGACTCCGCCATCGCCGTGACAGCGATGTAGTCCTTCGGCTTGAGCGGCACCTTCCCCTCGGAGCGGATGCGCTCGACGTTCTCCTTGGCTGCGTTCGACCTGATCGCCTCACCGTCGGAGAGCAGCGTCGCGTCGATCTGCTCGATGGGAGCGCCGACGCCGAGCACCAGCGCGTGCGCCGCGTGCCCCACGTCGAACGCCCGCTTCTCCACCCGCACCGACCGCGACTGCAGGTAGTGCAGCGGCGACCGCAAGAGCTGCTTCATCCCAGACGCCGACAGCGCCGGGTGCGCGTGGTACTCCTCCTCGGGCATCGCCTCGACGAGCGTCGCTCCGTCCTCCGGAGGCCACTCGGTCATCGAGCACCGCCCTTCGACGACTCCGCCGCGAGCGCAGCATTCGCGGCGAGCACGGCCTGGCGTTCGGCGAAGATCTCGCGCGCCGACATGCGGAAGCCCTGCAGGATGCGGAGACGCTCGCTCTGCACCGTCGGCGACGGCCGCCCCTTGTAGATCCCGCGGGCCATCACTCGCCGCCCTCGAGATCCAGCTCGGGCAGGTCGAGCGCCTCGTTGCCGGTGCGCGCCTTGTACGCCCGGTCGAGCATCGCCCTGGCCGCCGTCACGTCGTTCTCGGTGACAGGCTCGACCCGCGCGAACCGGATCGTCGGGTACTGCTCGCCCTTCTCGTCGTTCAGCGTCCGCTTCGACTGGCGCACGAGCGCCACCACGACGACGTCGTCGGCACCCGGCTCCATGAAGTGGTCGTGCAGCCGCTCCAGTCCGTTCAGCTCCTCGCCGGGCCGCTGCCCAGAGAACATCACGCTCATCGATTCATCCCTTCGGTGGTGGTTGCGGCGAGCACGAGCGGCCCGCCCTCTCCCGGCCACGCGACCTTCGCGTGCGCCGAAACCTGTGCGGCCGAGTACTCGACCGGCATGCCGAACCACGCAGCGCCCGCCTCAGCGAGAGCCACCGCGTCGGCGACGTTGTGATCCGGCACGTGAGCTGCCGGGATTCGTGCACGGACCGCCTCCAGGACCGGCGCCTTCGCCTGATCCGAGGACTGCCCCTTCTTGCGGCGGGGCATCCCGCGCCCCCACGCGAGGACCGCGCGCGTCTGCGGGTCGACGAGCACCACAGGTCCGCGGGCGCAGAGCTGGTCGATGAGCATCCAGCGCAGACCCGACCGCTCGTCCGCCTTGCCGGAGAACTTCGCCGACGGCGCCGGCCCCTCGACCACCGAGAGATCGACCTTGACCGGGACGATGGACAGGATCTCGCTGAGCATGATTCGGATGCGGCGACGCTCAGCCGCGACCGACGCGTCGGCCGGCGCCGGGGTCTTCGCCCGCCACGTCTGCCACGCCGGAGCCTCGTGCCCCTCGCCGAACGCGACGGTCGCGCAGCCCGAGGCCGTCAGCGACGTGTCGAACCCCGCGACAATCACGACGCACCGCCCTCGTGGCAGTCGCACTCGCAGATCGGGCATCCGCCGTGGATGCCGGCAGCGCAGTCGAGCGACTTCGGGATCCGCGCCTCGCGACGCTCGAGCCCCGAGTACCAGATCGCGACGGCGACTGCGATCACGATGAGCGCGGCCATCGCGAGCCAGTAGACGGCGAGGACGACGTCGGCCCGGCTCATCGCCGCACCTCGCGATCGAAGAACCCGAGGCACGCAGCGACGATGACGACCACCGTCGCGAACGCACCGACGAGCCAGACCCCGTCGTACTCGCGACGCACGCACACCCAGACGAGCGCGAGCACCACGCCGAACACGAACGCGGCCGCAAGCATGAACCGGATCACGGGGTCACCGCCAGCGAGTCCTGCCACGCCTTGACCGCGTCCTCGTCGTAGCGCACAAGACGCCCGACCTTGATGTACGCGGGCCCGATAGGCGTCTGCTCGGTCGACTCCGATCGCCAGTTCGCGAGCGTGCCCACGGAGATGCCGATGCGCTCCGACACCTGGACCGGCGTCAGCCAGGCGCTCACGACAGGACCGCCGTCTCAGTGCGCGCCGGCTTCTCGACCCGGCCTATCGGCGCGAGATCCACGATCTCGAACGCCTCCCCCATCCCCAGGCCGTACGCCGCGCAGAAGTTCGCGATGAAGGCACCCGACGGCTGCGCTCCGTTGACGATCCGTCGAAGCGTCTTGCGGTCGGTATCCATCCGCTCCGCGAACGCTTCCTCGGACTTGATGCCCCGGGATTCACGCAGTCGATCGACCACGCCCTCCCGGATCCGGATTGCATATGCCATTGAGAGCCCCTTCGGTCTGAGTCGGATTTGCCTCGATGTGCAGCAAGTATGCATCACACCAGACGCGAAGTGCCGCAAATGTGACACAGTGATGTGCCGTGATCCCGCAAGTTCCCTGAATTTCAGGGCGTGGCGCTTGTGAAATGGGGCAAAAGTGCCACAAACTGAGTTCGTGCCTAACGACCTCGCTGCTTACTTCCTCTCGCTCACGAACGAGCGGAGCGTCCGAGCCCTGGCCGCGCGCTCGGAACTCGACCAGTCGACGACCACCCGCCAACTCGCGGGTACGTCGGAGCTGAAGGTCGGAACCGTCGTCGCGATCTGCCGCGCGTACGGACTCGACTTCGCTGACGTGTTCGTCGCGGTGGGGTTCATCACCGAGGAGGAGGCTCGGAGGTTCAACCTCGGCTTCCGGTTGTCCGAGGCGACTGACGCCGAGCTGGCTCAGGAGATCGTGCGCCGGCTCGGGCAGGGCGAGGCATCCGCTGCGATCACCGAGCCGATCTCTGACGAGGTGGTCGCCGAAGTGGTCGCCGAGCGTGAAGCGTCGGCCGACCCGGACTCGATCCCCTACATCGGAAAGATCAAGCGCGAGGACATGCCCGAGCGCCGCGCAGCCGACAAGAAACCACGCGTCGGCGACGACCCGGCCGAGTGAATGTCGGCGCCCTCGCGGAGGCTAGACCCGCGAACTACACACAGGGGGAACGCTTGCGGGAGCTGATGGCCTACGCAGCGCGGCGGGGGGTCGCCGTGCACGTTGCACACCTGCCGAGCCCGTACCGGGGCTACTACGACCCGGAACGCCGGCACGTCGTCTACGACTTCAACCTCACCCCAATCGAGCGACGCGTCGTGCTCGCGCACGAACTTGGCCACGACCACCACGGCCACGCCTGCGAGGACGATCCCGACTACGAACGGGCAGCCGACATCTTCGCCGCCCGCCTCCTGATCGACCCCGCCGAGTACGCGCAGCTCGAGCGCGTCACGCACGACGTCGACGCGATCGCGGAGGAGATGGGCGTCACCCCAGACCTGGTCCGCATCTACCAGCAGCACTGCATCACCCAGCTCCGAGGTGTCACGTACGCCCGGGCACGGATGGGTGTCGGGCAGTGGCAGTTCAGGAGCGCGCATGCCTAGGCCACCGCTCGTCCTCGAGACATGGGGCAAGATCCGCCGCACCGTCGTCGACGGCCAGCCGACTGCGGTCGCCTACTACCGCGACAGCGACGGCATCACTCGGAAGATGCAGCGCCAGGGCAAGTCTGGCGCGGACGCCGAGCGAAAGCTCATCGAAGCCATGAAGGCCCGGCTCGCACCCGCAAGCGAGGACCTCACCCGCGACACCCGCCTGAGCGTGCTCGCGAAAAAGTGGATGGCTGAGACCGAAGCACGCGACCTCGCGTCCGGCACCATCCACCAGTACCGGCAGTCGCTCGACCGCCACATCGTGAAGGGCCTCGGGGACGTGCGTCTCGCGGAGGCATCCGTGCCCCGGCTCGATCGGTTCCTGAAGACCCTCGTCGAGACCTCCGGGCCCGGGACGGCAAGGACCGCCCGCGTCGTCCTCCTCGGCATGTTCGGCATGGCTTTGAGGCACGGAGCGATCGACTCGAACCCACTTCGAGACGTCACTATCCCGCGGCCGAAGCGGAAGCGGATCACGGCACCGGATGCCGAGACAGTGAAGGGCGTACGAGCCCGGTTCGCCGAGTGGGATGCCGGAGTCGACAAGCGCGGCCAGCCACGCGTGACCGATCTCCTGGACCCCTGCGACATGATCATCGGCACCGGCATGCGTACGGGCGAGCTGCTCGCGCTGCGCTGGGATGATCTCGACCTTGACGCTGGCACGGCGACCGTCGACAAGACGATCGCGCCGGGCGTCGACGGGAAGCTGCACGTGCAGGACAAGCCGAAGAGCGACACGTCCGAGCGGATGCTGTTCCTCCCGCCGCACGTGGTGCAGATGCTCCTCCGGCGCCGGGTCGACTCGCACTCGGAGTTCGTGTTCCCGTCGAGCACCGGCACCTTCCGGCACCCGAACAACTACCGGTCGAAGTGGCGCGAGGTATTCGAGGGGACGCCCTACGTCGGCACCACCCCGCGGTCGTTCCGAAAGGCCGTCGCGACCGCACTCAAGGACTCGCTCGGCGTGGGTGCTGCGGCGAAGCAGCTCGGCCACGCATCCGAGACGACGACGATCCAGCACTACGTCAAGCAGGCGCACCTCGGACCGGAGGGTCAGGCCGTGCTCGAGGAGTTCTTCGCCTGAAAACAGCGAGTAAATAGCGAGAGGCCCCTCACCCGGCGAACCGGGGAGGGGCCTCTTCGTTGATTTTCTGCGGATAATCGGAGCCGACTACGGGACTTGAACCCGTAACCCCCGT